TACACTAATAGAGTAATCAATTAGAAAACACGTACATCATCTGTTAAAAGTTTGTTCGACTCTATTAGTGTAGTCTGTAAATTTATATTTATCGTTGGGGTCGAGAAAACACGTACATCATCTGTTAAAAGTTTGCTCGACTCAGAGTTGTAGTCTGTAAATTTATATTTATCGTTGGGGTCAATTGATGGGAAACCATCGTGTTGGAGCAGCGTACCTATATTGTTCGGGACCCCGGAAAGTGGGAAAACATTTTTTCTTTCCCCATAAACCTGTGTCACCTTGGCATTATTATTTTGTTCTTGAAATCCTTCAATTGTTTTACTCAACTCTGGTAGTTTGGCTTTTTCACATTCAGCATCGCTGTAACTTTCACATTTTACTAAGTCGACTTCTTCAAACAGGGTTTCTTTTGGTTGTATTTCATTACATAATTCAGAAGGAGTGTCAATTAGTTGTATTTCATTAGAATTATTCGAAACAGTAGATATTTTAATAGTTACATTTTCAATTTGATGAAACGAAATTTCTTTTAAATTTGTTATTACATATCTATAATCACCAAAGTTTTCAAACATTAGCTTGCCCATTTCTGCTGGCGAAATAATATAATCTGGTAATTCCATCATTTCGTTTTTTTCATTTGTATTCAATGAAATATCATAAAAGAATTCAATCATTCGAATTAACGTGACAGAAAGACATTTCTTAAAATCAGCAATAACATCAATACGTCCTGGTCGAATCAAAGCATGGTCTAACATTTCAGGATAATTACTTGTCATAATAACAACTCTTCCGGGATTTTCTAATACACCATCAAGTAAATTTAATAAAAAAGATAGATCTATTTTTTCAGCAAAACCTGAAATATTTTCTGTTCCATTTGTTTTTTTACCAGGGTTAGTTTCAATGTCGAATAAAGGAGGGTCAATGTTTTTTTTTTCAATTTCTTTTTTTTTCAAACTTCGTTCCATTACTATATCACTTTGACAATCGACATCTTCTAATACATATACTCTTTGGTCCAATGGTATAAAATATTTTTCACTCTGTCCAGTCGATACGTTTATTGTAATAAGCATTTCATTGAAAAAAAGGTTTTCTAGTTGTGTTTTTGTAATATCATTATTTAAATTTATATTAATAATATGTCTTTTTGTTTCATTTGCAAGACATTTAATAGTAGATGTTTTTCCAGCACCTGCTTGTCCTGACAAAAGTAATCCGAGAGTGTAAGGAATACCTTTGGAATCATACCACTTACGGTTTTTCATAAAAAATTCGACACGTTTTCTAACTACATCAATTTCAGGGCCAAATAAATTAGTAAATTTACGATTGGTTTGAAATTCTTTCATAGTAAAAATACAATTATTTGGTAATTTACTGAGGTCTTTTTTACCATCTGGACTAAGTGGAACATTTGTTGGATGTTGATTGAAATAATAAATTTTGTCACCTAATTTGTTTTGTATTTTAATTTTGTATTCGTGGGAAATTTTGTTTAAGAATGAACGAAGTTCTTGCATTGTTTTTGTATAAGAAAAAACTTCGATTTCTTGTTGAATATCACTATTACTTTTGCTTTTATCATCAATGTCAAGAGTTGTATTAACTTTTAGATTAATAAAAATTTCATCATATATTTCGATAGTATCCTTTTGATTCAATACAAAATTTTGTTTTTTATAACTGATATGTTTTGTATTCACGTTATTTGTAATATAATCTAAAATCGATTGACCAATAATATTTTCATGGTCTGATACAATTACCGATATAGTAATTGACGCTGTTTTTACAGTATTTTTTGGAGTGTTTAATACAGAAATATCCTTCAACATTTCATTATTGTTTAATTTTTCTTTGTAATATTCATAAACACGTTTACTTGCGGTAGGAATATTTTTTGTAATAAATTCAATCAATTGCGTAATAATAAAAACGTAGAGCAAATTATAAATATTCTGATTTCCATTTTGACCTCCATTCTGGTTTCCATTCATTGATGAAATCATTGTCATAGTTAGCATTTGACTTTTTATAATATCCATAAACCCATTTCCACCAAAACCGCCGCCGTTCATATTCATAGGTTGTATTGGAAGTTGATTGTTCATTATAGAAAATAATAGTGTAATTTTTTTTATATTAATTTTTAATATATAATTATACTTGTTCAAACTCTATTTATAGACACTATATTCTGAAAGAAATTAACAAAATGGTAATATTATAGAACAACCTGCATATAATACAAAAACAATTTAGATAGATTTTTATTTGCCAGTCTATAGTATAAAATGGCAAATAAAAAACTTACAAAAGACAAAAAATATAGTTGTACACATTGTGACTATTTTTGCATGGCATTAAGTGATTATAATAAACATTTGCAAAGGAAAAAACATAAATTGGCACTATTGGCAAATAAAAATCATGACGATAGTTCTTTCAGTTGTCAATGTGGAAAAAAATACAAACATATGTGTTCTCTTTCAAAACATAAAAGCAAATGCATAATTTATAAAGACTTTTTGAAAATTGTTGAAACGCCGACGATAGAAAAGCCAACCCAACCACAACCCTGCGTTCAAAATGAAAAACTAACACTTCCCAATGATGTAATAGTTGGACTTATCGAACAAAATCAAGAATTGAAAAACCTTTTACTAGAAGAGAGAGTTATATTGAATGAGGAGCGTGAATATATGAAAAATAAATTCATTGAAAATAAAGAGTTTTATGAAGAAATTAAAAATGTATTTCAAGAACAAACAGTAAAGATAGAAAAGTTATCCAAACAAACAACAGTTATAAATAATAATAATAATTTCAATCTTAACATTTTTCTTAATGAAAAATGTAAAAATGCAATGTCGTTGATTGAATTTATAGAATCGTTACAAATAGACACTTGTAATGTTGAATATACCGGTAAACATGGTTATGTTGAAGGAATAACAAAGATTTTTATTGACGGTCTCAAACAATTGGATATATATCAACGTCCAATTCATTGTACTGACTTGAAACGTGAAACTCTTTATATAAAAGAAGAAGCAAATTGGGAAAAAGATAATATAGAAAAATCTAAATTTAAATGCGCACTAGGAACAGTGGTAAGAAAAAATATGCAACAAATAAAAAAATGGCAAGATGAAAATCCGCGCTGTAATGTTATAAATTCGTTTGAATATGAGCTTCATTTGAATATTATGCGCCAATCACTGGGTGGTGGAAACCAAGAAAAAACAGACAGAAATAATGATAAAATAATACGTAATATAGTAAAAGAAGTTGTTATAGATCGGACGAAACATTAATCCAACTTACATCTTCTTCTGAAGTAATAATTTGTGATTCTATATCGGACAATCGACGTTTATTACTACCTTCTAAGTTTGTTCCGAAACAAAATAATGCGTATATAGAAAGTGTACAACACAAAAATAATCTGTCTAAGCATGATAATGATTTATTAAGACCAAACCATATTCGTTGTTGTAATGTAATAAATGTTCTCATTTTATAATTTCATGACAATATATTTATATTATTATAAAATACAAATATATTTATTTGAAAGCAGATGTTACGCTCAAAGAATAAGGGTTTCCTTTCAAACTCTCCAAAATTCCGGGTTCATTGCGGTCCATTTGAATATTTGAGTAAAGAGAATTTGTTCCTTGTAAACGTCCAAAGTTGGCGACGTCAGGACTTTGAAATGGCATCGTAGGAACAACATCACGATTATTTACTAAGTAGTTATCTTTTGGAGTGGCTCTCATATTTATATTAGAATTCAACAAGTTCATATTTCCTTTTACCATATATCCTTCAATGGTCGATGATTTTATATCATTGTTACGTTGATTATACTCAGCATCATATGCACGAGCTTCTCTTGAACCTGCACCAGCACCTGCATTTCCAGCATAATAGTAATCACTAGTTGTTTGCCTATATGTATCAGACATTTGGTTTGGTGTCACTTCATAGGCACCTCCATTCTGGTTTGCGTTTACATTAAGATGGAATTTAGAATTCTCTGTGGTTTCACGTATGGTAGTTGTCGGACGGTCAGCGGGGTTAAAAATATAAGATTGTGAAACGGTTGTACCAGGATTTTGGTAAGGCCGAAGAGTTCCAATAGTATTTTCACGTCTTGAAGGGCGTAGAGCATCAAGCAATGGGGCCACAACAGCACCAATTGCACTTCCCATAATTCCATAGTAGTCTCCATTTGTATTTTCAGTACGATTGTTAGGATATGCAGTTTGGGATTTAATTCCATAGTCTCCGTCATTCGCATAATAACGACCATTTGCATTTGCACCAGCAATTGGAACTGCTCCAAGTTGAATATTGGTAGAAGGCATATATTCTCCAACTGAATAGGTGGATGGATTGGAGGAACCGGCAATTCCAGAATATGACATGGACGTTTCAGCACGAGCTTGGTCATGAAACATCGGAATACTACGAAGAGCCGGACCCTTTTCAGCACCTGTTGTAGTAAAAGCACGTTCGTGTCCCATTTCAAATGCTCGTTCTGGTCTATTCTTCTCCATCACACCCATTTGTTCACTAGTACCATTTATTTTCACCAAACTATTAGCAGGTCCTTCATGGCCAATTAATAAGTGACCTGATGACTTGGGTTTATTAGCAACACGTAGTTCGTCAACACCTCTATCGACCCATTGGTCTCTCATTGCCATACCCGAGTTGAAACCACCGGAACCTTCTGTAGTATATCCTAAGCCTAAACCGGGAGCAACACGTTCCTCTGCAAAAGGTTTTACGTTTGACATTTTTGAACTAGGGTTAACTCGTGACTGATAAAAATCGTTTACATTCGGCGCACCATTTGCCCACTGAAGATTACTATGAGGAGAAAATAATGGCGAAACTTCTTTTTTTGAAAATATTTGAGAACCTGTTCCATTTAAATTGTCTAAAACGCCTTCATTGGCGTTCGAATCTGCAATAGGTGTTCTCAAATTACTTCCAAAAAAAGGAACCATATTATTGTGTTGAAAATAACTTCCGTCTACTTTTTGGCCGGATAGAGAGGTGTATGAAGAAAAACTAGACCCTATATTTTCCGGCATGGAATGAACCGGTGTTCCTTCCGAGGTGAAAAATTTGTCTGTGTACACACCCGGTGAGTCGAATTTATTATTATTGGACAAACTACTTGTTAATTCCAATTCTCTCGAAACAATTGGATATTCGGCTGGATAATTTCTATTGGGCATATCAGTATTTGGAAGGGCTTTTTTGTTTGTGAAAGCTTCAAATTTGTTTATTGAAGCCTGTTTTTTTGATTGATTATTAATTAAATATAATCCAGATAATGCTACAACAGGTAATGCAATTTCCATTTTTATAATATAGTTATATAATTATAATACTTATTTTGTTTTGGAACAAATGCAATTAAATAGTCTAAATGTACTTAATGTCTATCCAGGGGTTTTGTATCCATTTGGCTACAAAACTACGTTACGCCCATACCTTTTCAGTGAAAAATATATTTATCAACGGAAAGACATTAATAGACCCTTTGTAAAATAATATAAATAACTATTGCGGTAAATTATTATTGCAATGAGTGAAAATAATGAAATATCTCCAGTAGTAAACAAAAAGATATTTTCTTTTGGGTTTAGATGTTCATCGGCTGCAATATTGAAGAGAATGGGATTAAAACAAGAAAGTTACCCATTTGATTGGTTAGTTTCTCATTTATCTGTTATAAAACACTGCATTGAAAATAATTTTGAAGAATTTCTTAATATCAACAACTATAAACGAAAATATACTAACACATATGAGATGGCTGATAGCAGAAACGGATTTATTTGTGACGAACATTTGATGGTAAATGTATTTTATCAACCACAAGATATGTTGGATGTTGAAAATACATATAAGTGTCGACTAGCTATGAATCATCATAATATTACTGAACCAGAGGATACTAGTTATTATAACCGATGTGTTTGTAGATTCCGCGAGTTAGTAATATCAGATGAACAAAAAATATATTTACATATAAGACCGGTTATTCGATTAGAGACATATCAAGAAAATAAAAAAGAAATTATTCGAGAACTTGTCGAATTTGATAATTATGTTTATACAACTATGAATCAAAAATGTCAAGGACTTATATTTATAATACTGCGCGATGACAACCCAGATTATCAATTCCGAACAGAAACATTATATTCATCTTTTAATGGAACAACTATTTATTTAATATATGCAAACTCTGGATTTATAGATGCGGGTGAAATGTTTATGGGAAATTATTATGAAGAAAAATTGTTTATTGAAAGTAAGATAAGAGACACGTTGGAATTATAATTACAAAATATAATAATAAAACCCAAAAATATATAAAAAATTTGATTATTGTTTATATACAAATGGAGAATCCGGAAAACTTCGAATCTGATAAAGAAACCATGAAAGCACTAGAAGGTGTAACCTTTGTTACATGCTATGTTAATATTTATGAAAATGAACCTTTTTCTCATAAAAATATTCCATGGAGAATAGAACAATTTGAATTTCTTGCAGATTTGGGAATCAAAATATGTGTATATGGCGATGAAACAACACTTCCTTGTTTGGAAGAATCTGCAAGAAAATTTCCAAATGTCAAAATTATGACAATGGATATCCCTTATAAAGAAACTCCTATTTACAAAGAATGTTTGAAAGAAGGACTTAATATGCCAGAACGCAGATTTGAAAAGAAAGACACTGTTGAATATATGGCATTAATGAATGCAAAAATTGAATTTGTAAATGATAGTGCGGTTAAAAATCCTTGGAATTCACGTATTTTTTCATGGGTTGACTTCAGTATGGCTTATGTATTTGGAAATAAAGGCGAAAGCTTGCCTTATTTGAAAATGCTTTCAGAACGTAACTTTATAGATACGTTTTTCGCAATACCGGGGTGTTGGCAACCTATTCCGCCGAATAACTGTAGTGCAATTGTAAATAATATTCATTGGCGTTTTTGTGGAACGTTTTTTATTGCTGACCGTGATTCAATGATGCGTTTTCATCGTATCTATCGTGAAAATTATCCTATATTTATTAGAGAACAGAATAAATTAGTGTGGGAAGTGAATATTTGGGCATGGCTTGAAGCAAATACAGACTGGGGAGCACAATGGTATGACAGTGACCATAATGATAGAATTATTCGAATGCCTGAGCATTTCTTTGTACAAAAAGAAGAATCACAAGTAACAGATATTATTGATGAAACTCCTATCTTACCTATCGAACAAGAGGAAATCTTTATAGAACAAGATATTAATATAGTCATATAAAGAAAACGAAAATGAAAATTATTTTTTATGAAGATTCACATTTGAATTACCACTTAAATAATAACTATTTATTCCTGTAACAACCGGAACACGGGGAGTAAAATAATCCTTTTCTAAAATACGTGTTTGAATATTGTCGTGAAATACTTTCTCTAACCCAGCTTGTGGATTTAATAAAGGCTCCTCCCAGCGTGTTTGTTCTATGTCTCTATACATCCAGGCGGGGTGACTAGCACGTGATTCATCGACAAATGATTCACCAACCGGGTAAGATACTGAAGACCCACCAGCGGCCATAATTTTATAATCATTTACTTCAATTTCGTCTCTATTCAATTTACGGGTTAAACCGCGTAAGTCACTCTCTAAATTAATAGTATTTGTCATCAAATTAGCACCCCATGCTTGGAGACGAACTTGCGGGTCTTCTAAAAAAGGAATGTTATCTCCTGGTCCCGGTGTATTCAATGCATATTTACCCGCATAACTAAGTTCGGCTGCTTGTTTACGAATTCTATTTGGGTCATCATGAAATCTAGTAAAAGACATATCAAAATTGTTAGTTATAATATAGTTAAAAAATAAATTCATGAAAAAAATCTATATAAACAAATAAGTAGTAATAAAATAATATTTAAAGTAATGCCTCCTAAAAACAGGAAACCACGCAGTAAAGCGCCTAAACAATTATTTGCTGACAACTCAATTGTAGTTGAAGAGACAAGTGATTCTAAACCATTTCGTGCAACAACGACCAGTACTATTCCTGTAACCAGCATGTTCAATGTGGCATTGAACACGCCATTTCAAATTACTGGAAAGAATCTTTGTTTGAATATGATTGTAAAGAATGAAAGTAAAATTATTACTCGTCTTTTAGAATCAGTTGTTAAGTATATAGATTGTTATTGTATTTGTGACACTGGAAGTACAGATAATACAGTTCAAGTAATTCAAGATTTTTTCAATCGTCAAAGTCCGCCTATTCCTGGTCGTATTATTCAAGAACCATTCAAAGATTTCGGGTATAATAGAACATTTGCTCTTAAAGCATGTGAACAAATTGACACTAAATATGTTCTTTTGTTAGATGCAGATATGATTTTTCAAGTAAATCCAAGTATTTCTAGAGAAGAACTCTATAATCGTTTGACGGATGACACTTATTATATTTTTCAAGGTTCTGATACATTTTATTACAAAAATGTACGAATTGTCAAGAATCGCATTGGAATGTCATATTGGGGAGTTACACATGAGTATGTAAATACACCAAACGGAACAAAATATGGTAAATTTGATAAAGATGATGTTTTTATTAATGATATTGGAGACGGTGGTTGTAAAACCGATAAATTTGTACGTGATATTAATCTTCTTAAGAAAGGATTAGAAGATGAGCCGAATAATGACCGTTATACATTTTATTTGGCAAATAGTTACAGAGATGCTGGTCAATTCGAAAATGCTATAGCCACTTATAAAAAACGCATTGAGATTGGAGGTTGGTTTGATGAAGTATGGCATAGTCATTATAGTATTGGAAAGTGTTATAAGCATATGGGAGATATGGCAAACGCTATTTATTGGTGGATGGAAGCATATAATTTCTATCCAAATCGTATTGAAAATTTGTATGAAATAATTCATCACTATAGATGCAATGGCAAGAACCAATTAGCATATGGGTTTTATTTAATCGCTGATGAAGAGCGAAAAAAGAATACACATAGTGATTATTTGTTTTTACAAAAAGATGTATATGACTATAAATTAGATTATGAGTTATCAATTATTGGATACTATTGTAATTATAAGGACATTGACCTTAAAAAGATTTCTTTGAAGGTATTGAATTATCCTTTTGTAGACGAGGGTATTTCTAGAAATACCTTAAGTAATTACAAATTTTATTCAGATGAAATAAAACATAAAAATATTCTTTCTGAACAAAACAGACAAATATTGAAATCCATTGGTAATAGCATTCCTGAATTACAGTCTAAACTTGGAGAATTTAATACAAGCACACCAAGTATGTGTTTAAATGAAGACGGAGATTTAGTTGTTAATGTAAGATTTGTAAACTATAAAATTAATGACAACGGTGGCTATGAAAACCCAGGAAACATTTCAACAATAAATGCTATTGCAGTTATTGGTATTGAAGATGAGGATTGGGAAATTATTAACGAATTTATACTGGGTTATGATACCAACTATGATAATCTATATGTTGGTCTAGAAGATATCCGTTTATTCAAAAGAGACTCAGCGCCTTCTATTTATTTCAATGCAAACCGCGGTCTAAGTTATCATAATATTACTATTGAACATGGAACAATTGATATGGATAAACAAGAAACAGTGTCAGGATTCATCAATATGCCTGGTCAACGTGAAGTTGAAAAAAATTGGGTTTTGTTTGAGGATTCTTCAGAAAAAATGAAAATTATTTATAACTGGTCGCCATTGGTAATTGGAGATATAACCCCAAGTAGTAACATTACTGTAAGTACACAAGCTCTTGGACCAATGACGTTTGATAAAACACATAGTATCGAAACACCTCAATTTTTCAAACACCTTCGTGGCTCGACTAACGGAGTTAGAGTAGGTGATGAAATTTGGTTCATTTGTCATACTGTAAGTTACGAAGACCGTCGATACTATTATCATGTATTTGTTGCATTAGATGCAACTACCTACCAAGTTAAAAGACATACTCCTTATTTTACGTTTCAAAAAGAAAAGGTAGAATATACTTTAGGATTTGTTTATTTCGAACCTACTCAAGAAATAATGTTAGGTTATAGTTTAATGGATAGAGAGGCAGAGTATATAATGGTAGACAAATCGGTAATTGAAGATATGATGATGTAAGTCGGTATTACACCAACCGAAGAGAAAAATGATATAAATAAAAAATTGATTTAATTTACAAGCACAATTATTCATTATAAATTAAAGCGAACATGGATTTAATTTATAAATTACCATATGAATTAGTAATTCATATTTACGAATACAACCCAGAACATAGAGAAAAAATGAGATGGGTTTTAGAAGATATTTGTAATACACCTTATTGTGAAGTTTGTGATAAAATTATTATTAAAAATATTTTCTCTTTGCGTGGTTATGATATGGTTTGTTGTTCTAGTGATTGTGTCAATAACTATTAGATTTGTGTCGATTATCTTTTCGGTCGATATAATCTCTAATCTACGTTAAGGACCGTATCCTTTCAAATAGGAGCATAAGTGGCTTCTTTACATAATCCATATGTTTTTCGATGCCATTGTGTAATTCCATGTTCTACAATTCCGGTTAAATGCTGCTTTGTGCCATACCCCACGTTTTTTTCCAAATTATATCGTTCATTAAGAACTGGATATTCTTTACATAGTTGAGAAATATATTCATCATGTGCAACTTTTGCAATTATACTAGCTGCTGCAATTGCCATATATTTTGCATCTCCTTGTTCAATTGTAACACTTGGAATTTCTTGCATAGTGCCCGTTTTTTCATCGAAAATACAGTAAGGTTTGAACCGGTCTCCGTCAACAACAATCATAACGTTGTCTTTCATAGCAAATTCTGTATTTCCGTTTTCTATTTCCATTTCTGATAATTTAGAAATTACGCCACGAATACATTCATGCATACATCTAAAAACCGATTGTAATATATTTATTTCATCAATTACATTTGCATCAAGATAATGGATATGCCAAGCTAAACTATTTTTTTGAATATAGTCAGAAACTTCTTTTATTTTTTTTTTAGAACTAAATTTTTTACTATCTTTTACATCCTTTCCATCGAATGAGCCGTCTCTAGGCAAAACGACCGCGGCTACATAAACACGTCCAAATAAAGGTCCTCTTCCTACTTCATCAAGTGAAATTTCATACTTAGTTTCAGAATTATATGCCAATGATAATAGCTCTTGTGGTTTTCTTACTCGAGGTTTAGACATTTTATATGAATAGACAATATTATTTTACTACTCATATAACAAATTCAATCAATTTTATTCAAAAAGTGTATATATTTTCGTCCCATATATTATATTCAGGCAATAAATAAATGAAAATTACACCGCTATTATTATTTCTGATACTATTGATAGTTTTGGTATTGTCCATATTATTTAGTAATTTTCTTCCATTGAGCAATACTAAAGAAAGCTTTGTCTCTTTCAGTAACAACAAACAACCGATTGATTACGTGTCTATTCCTCAATATTCTCAATCTTCGCAATCAGTTTTAAAAATATACGATAATGTATTTTTTGATACGACAAATGGAAACCTTATTGAAGTAGATGGAACCGCATATGTTTCAGGAAATACAGTTTCAGGAAATACTTCATCAGGAACTGTAGACAATGCGGGAATTTCTATTACTGGAATTTTTGTAACGAAACGCGACGGCACAACAAATCAGAATCCTTATACGACTGTTTTTACCGATGCAACAAAAACTCAGGTCCGTGCTAACACTACAGATGAAAGTAAAATAAATAATGTTAATAGCCAATACAATTCATGGATGTATAATACTAAGTCTAGTAATACTGATAAGTATCAAATTTTCTATGTTTCATGGAATACAAACACATTTATACATGTTGTCAAATTAGGTTCGGGACCTACGCATATTGTCTCTTTTATATTTGGTTCAGGTAGTGTTCAGGAAATGTTTGTTTATGCGGGTTCTCAAAGTGTAACTGCAGGTACACCTGCAGCAGATACAGATACAAACAATGGGAAATATATTGTAGAAGGATTATATGATAGTACAAACAATGTTTATCAGATTTCTCATACCGTAAAATATGACTTAATTAATGGAAACATGATTGTAAAAACAGATGGAACACCTGCGACACTAACAGTTTATAATCGTTATGGAAATACAATTTCAGACTATACGAGTAATAAATCAACTACTTTACCTAATACATCCTTTATCCCTTGGATTAAATCGGATGCTGCTAATAATATGGTTTTATACATGCCATTTTCAACAAAAACGGTACTTATTCTTTTGAAACTTGATACTACAACTGGGAGTGGATTTAGAATGAGCAATGTGCTTAGATTTACTTCTACCGGTTTAGATACAGGTAGCGGCAGTGGCACTGGTGCTCCTACTGATACTGTGACTGTGCCTAGTACTATGTCTAGTACTGGTACTACCGCTGGTACTGGACCAAATAGTGAGTATTACCGATGGTTAGCATATTGGAATACAGTTGTCAATACTCCTTCAAGTGATTACTCACAAGACTTTTTATTAAAGTCACAAATAGTTCCACCAGTTTGTCCTTCTTGTCCAACTTGTCCAGCATCGGGCGGAAGTGGCGCATGTAGTAATTGTGGAGGAAAAGGTGGGTCTGGAACTATTGGAGCCAGTGGTGTTTCAGTAGTATCAGGAAACACTGTTGTTGGTGGAGGAGCAGTATCTTCTGGAGATAAACAATTTGATGCAACTGGTAAGACAAATGGACAGTTTGCAACAACAGCAAATACAAATACACTTGGTGGCGCAACTACTACTCAAGCATTGGGTGTAGTTAGTGGGGTAGAGAACGTTGCATCTACTGGCGCTGGTGTTATTACAGGAACAGTCGGAACAGCAGGTGATGTTTTGAAATCAACCGGAAGTGGTGCGGCCAACCTTGCTGGAAAAGTAATTGATACTACAAGTGGGTTATTAAAAGATGCTGGTAGTGGAGCAGTTGGTTTATTGAAAGACGCTGGAAATCGCGGTTCTCAAGGAGGATATGGCGGTTCTCAAGGAAACGGAGGATACGGCGGACAAGGAAGCGGAGGAGCACAGTCCATGAGTAGAGGTGGGGTAAATGGAATTGATAACTATTCTTATTATGGTGCTTTACCATCTAAAGGTGGAAATTTTATTCCTGTTACTTCTGATTTCAGTAAATTTGGAAAATAATTTTTTGGTTCTATTGTCAATTGGTAGTCATTTGGCTATAAAACCACGGATAGACCTTAATTATGTCTATATTTTGTATAAAATAAAATATAGAATACGTTCAAATATAATTAAAAAAAGGTGCATGAAATATAGTAAATGGACGTTAATAAAATTTTGAATAGAGAACAAACAGTAAATGAAATAAAAACGATTTTGAAATCATTTGATACAAATTGTAATAATATTCTTTTCAAAAAAGGAATATACATTTATGGTTCTCCGGGTTGTGGAAAAACAGATTTTGTTATGAACATTTTGAAAGAACTAGATTATGATGTAATAAAATATGACGCTGGCGATGTTCGTAATAAATCCCTTATTGATACAATAACAAGTAACAATATATCAAATCGTAATGTTCTCCAAATGATGAAGGGCGTTACTAAAAAAATAGCTATTGTCATGGATGAAATTGATGGAATGAACAATGGTGATAAAGGTGGAATTACGTCTCTTATAAAACTAATAAGACAGAAAAAAACAAAAAAACAGAAACTCGAAAGTAAGACAGTTAATCCAGTTATTTGCATTGGTAATTATTATATCGATAAAAAAATAAAAGAACTTATGAAAGTGTGTAATACATTTGAATTACATACTCCGAATCTTATGCAAATGACAAAAATGGTAGATATTTGTGTACCTATTTTAACACCTTCTATGAAAGTTAAGGTTCTTGAATATATACAAGGGGATATGAGAAAACTTAATTTCATAGTTGACATTTATAAAAAAAAACCGGAACTAATGACAGAAGAAACAATAACGAACATTTTTCATACAAAATCTTTCAATGAAGACTCAAAAAAAATAACGAGTTCTCTTATCAATAATAACATCAATATTCGAGAACATAACACATTTATGAATGAAACGGATAGAACAATTGTTGCACTTCTTTGGCATGAAAATATAGTAGACGCCATTGATAAAACAGAAAAGAAGAAGGCATTTCCATTTTATTTGAAAATACTTGATAACATGTGTTTTGCAGATTACACAGACAGAATTACATTTCAAAATCAAATTTGGCAATTTAATGAGATGAGTTCTCTAATGAAAACCTTTCATAATAACAAAATATACCATGATACATTTTCTGATGGTCCAAATAAATTTAAATCTAGTGAAATTCGCTTTACAAAAGTTTTGACAAAATATTCAACCGAATATAACAATATCCTCTTTATATTTAATTTATGCCAGCAGTTAGATATGGATAAAAAGGATTTATTTGCTTTTTTTCAAGAACTGAGATTATTTTATGGAAAAGAGTTTTATAATTCTCTTGATAAATTGAATCAAGTAGAAGAGATTTTTGAGAGCTGTAATATAAATAAACTTGACATCAAACGAATGTATCGATATTTAGACAAGAATGTTAAAAAAGATTCTTTGAATATCGAAGAAGAAGAAACTTCTGACGCTGAAATTTGAAAAAATTAATTATTATTATTTATTACATTGAATAATAATAAAACACCAAAAGAGATTAATCGCTTACATTTATTTTTACTTCTGGAATTAGTTTAGAAAAAACAACATTTTTTTTGATAGGGATTTCTTTAGAAACACTGGGTTCTGATTTAACCACAGGTTCTGATTTAACACCAGAAGAAGAATCACTAGTTCGAGATTTTTCTATAATTTGTTTTTGAAGTTTCAAAATAATTTGGTCTTTTTCAGAAAGCTCGTTTGTAATTTTTTGTATATGTTCTTGTTGTTGCTGTAAAATAGAAAGAACTTCTTGAATTCCAAGAGGAACAGCTTCCATTCCAGGTCGTGACATCATAATTTGGTTAGCATTTGTATTTTGTTGATTCATTAACTCTCTTTCTTTCTCAATTTTCTTTATCTGCTCAAGAACATCAGGTTTGTTTTTAGGGTCACCCGGGGAATACTTTGTTAACATACCATCAATCTCTGTCATAAAAAAATGTTTAATTTTTTCTTCATTGGATTTTCGAATAAAATGGTCAACTGTTTTAGGTGATTCTTTACAAAATTGTGGGTGAGGATTATCTAACATTTTACGTTTGTCAAATGTATTATGGTTATGTGAAAATACTAATATCGTTTTCATCGGGTCTAACTGTACAAATGGTATTGTATAATTTTTCAGAAATGATTTTTCTTCAGCTAATGCTGCATGGTCTTCGTATTTGGTTTGCTGTAGTAACTCTTTTTTGAAAGCAAACGTTCCAGCGGTAGCATGATTAGGTCCGTATGGTCCACATTGATACATTTTCCCAATATGTTTGAAATAAATGTATATTTCACTTGAACCCGCACATAACGCTTCTTTGTTTTCAGTAAGACGTTCTACACAATGAGAAACACGCTCTGGAGGATAATAATCGTCATCGTCCATGTAAACAATGATAGAGCCAGTGGCATGAGTATGCATATAGTTTCTTTTTTCACCGAGCGCCATCTTCTTTTCAAGATTGAAATACTTAATTTGAGGAATATTAGCAGCGTCAATCAAATCTTTTATTTTATCGGTTCCATCGTCAACAATAATCCATTCCATGCGATGTTTTGGATAAGTTTGATTTCTGAAACATTCTAACATGGTTGCTATGAAAGGCCGACGATTGAATGTCGGAGTACACACACTTACCAATGGATAAAATTTTCCATCAATAATAGCTGATTTTTTTTTTTGAGGTCCTGATTTTCCCATTTTAATAACATATATTAGTTTATTTATATATGTTATTTTTGTAAAGAATAATTAGTATTTATTTTACATTTATTTTTTCATAAGGGTCTCTACTTCATCTAATAAGTTATCGCTACTTACGGAAGGTATGTTATCTCCCGAGCTCGATAAAATACTTTCTGTCTGAGATAGTAGGTCACTGGCACTGGGCGTAGGTAATGGTGGCGCAGTTGGTGTTGTAGAAGTTGTGCTTGGTCCATTTCCTCCTGATTCATTTGAAAGTCCTGCATTATATTTATTTACAGATGTTCCCTTGGTTTCAGGTTTCTTCTTACCTGCCAAATTATTCCATATATACAAGCAAGCAATTATAATTTGAACACCAATTAAACAAGATATAACCTGTTTCAATGATGTAGACCTCAAACCAGCAAGAGCGTTTGTAATGTTTGTTCCCATGACCAAAATATAGAAAACTAGATAAATATTATCATACAAAAATTCTGCAAGTAAGCGGATAATTCTTTTAACAATACTGGGTTTTACACATTCTTTATCATCTTCTTTGAAAGAAAGTAAATCTTTGTTTATAAATTCATCAACGTTTTCCATTTGTTTACCCATTTCTCCGAGTCCACCACCATATATTGCCATTCCAAATAAAGAATGAACCCAAAAATAGATTACAACAATAATGCTACTTACATTGATTGACCATACAGCAATAATGAGACGAAATACGTAATAAAAGAATAGAAATACATAATAAAATAATCCTTGTGGTATAAATTTCAAAAATGCATCAATTTTCATATCAGTTGCTTTTACGTCAGGAGTTAAAAAATCCATATACATTTTGTAAATGAAGTAACCTATAATAATAGTTCCGGAGTAATATCCGACAATGCTAGGTGTTCCACGCAAAGCGTTATTTATAGAGCCAAATAAGTTCATTCCATAAACCATTATCAAAGAATAAAACAATATAATAAATTTTGTTATGATTCTCCATGGAATTACAGGAAATAAAGTTGGAAGGTATTTATCTCCAAGAATTAATTTATCAAAAACCCAAAGTGGCATAATTGCAAAATCGAACATAAAATTAACACCACTACTAAATTCACCTAATTTTGCAAAACTTATTTCCAGTCTTTTTGAATCATTTGCCGGTCTACATAAAAGTTCTCCGTCTTCATTTTTTTGAGAATTAGAATCATCTGGACATCCATCTGTTTTATCATAATATGCTAATAAATATATCCAATTATAGGTAACAAATATACAAATAGGAAATGAAAGTGAAACATAAATAATTTGTCTTAATATTTTAGCATCGTTTCTCATATTATTTTCGTTTGGCTTACCGCCATCTAAATTTGAAAACGTTTTTGTGAAAGTATAACAGCCATTCGAAATTATTTTTTCAAAAGTATTGGGTATACCAAAAATGAAATTATAAAATTCATAAGACACATCTTGTATCCCAAATCCTTCTTTGAAATTTTCTTTCGTTTCATCTTGTTTTTCGTCTTGTTTTTCGTCTTGCATGCCTTCTTTATTTGACATCGCGTCTTTACTGCACTTGAACATATCAGAAAAAGGTTTTTTTTCAATTGGTTCACTAATATTATTTTCTTGAGAAGGTGTTGGTTCTTCATAAACATTTTTCAAAGGTTGTATATTATTAAAATTTTCAACATATTTTTTTCGTTTGTTTATTTTTTTTATTTTTTGCTGAATATTTACTACATCTGGATGTTGGACTTCGTCGCGCTTTGATGACATTGGTTCTTTGTCCTGTCTAAACAACTTATTTTTCCAAACTGATTTTTCATTATTATCTGTAGTATCCATTTTAATAGTAATATATATAATTATAATACTATTATATCGTAAATGAAATATATAACAAACAATTATCTTGCATATAACATTCCACAATTTCCACCAATGAAAGATAAAACATTATATCTTTCTTCAAAAAGAGTTAAATTATAGTTATATTCAAACAATCGCCAATTTTGTTTGTTTATACCAATAGCATTTCCTTCACCGTCACAAATAACCTGAAATATCGAGTTAACTGGGTCAATATTCGGAGCATATGTAGAAATTTCTAGTTGGATATCTTTAAATTTACTCATATTGATTGCACCTGAGGGCTGATATTCAAACGGATTTGTATTCAAACAAAAATTATAACAATATAAGCCTTCTTTGGCAGAACCTTGGGTTCGAATATATTTTTCAATATAATCATAAATACCATTTGGTAATACACTTTCACGATATTCACCATTCAATAAAATTCCCATTGTTTGTAAAATATTTTTTTGATTATCTGCATTAAAGTCACCACTTATATAAAGTCCAGTTGTTTTTCTGTCAGGATTATAATAAGGTCCAAGGTTATTAAATGAAGAATCATCAATAGCATATGGTGCCGGAACAATATCAGCCGGAAGAGTTCTATATGGCCAATTCGTATAGTTACTCCATTCATTTCTCAAATTTATATCATTTCTTTGTAAAAACCACATCCAACTAGAAACCATTCCTGAGGAAGTCAATCTAACCTTACTTGTTCCGGCAACATTTTGAAAATTATATTCAAAAACGTCTTTAACTAAATATACTTGGTCATCGGATGCAAATATTTGTGCTTCGTCTTTTGATAAAAAACAATAGGTAGATATTAGATGAACATCTGCATTCCACGAAGAAATTTTGTTTTCATATTCCACTGGATCTATTCTATAAGCCGGAGGGGTTTGTAAAAATCTATATAGTTGGAATTGTGGTTGATTGAAATCAGGTTGAACATAGGGATAATTATTTCCAGGGTCCATAACATCTCTTAATTGAAATAATTCTTGAATGGGTCGCATAGTTACACTAATATTGAGTTCATTGTACTGTAGAGATATTAAAGGAAACGCACAGCGTGAGTCCAATGTAAACCATGTATTAATAGGAATATAAAGATTTCTTCCTCGTATAGAAGGCTCAGAACCATTAGGGTTATCTGTATAATAAGCAGATGGATATGCGTTGACACGTGAGTAAGCATTTGCAGGATCGTAAAGTTCTTGTACATTTCCTGTCATTTTGTTGAATAAATCTTTTTTTTCTGAATTGAAATCTCGTTCAACCATAGCGCCCAAATATTCTCCGGAATATTTTTGTATAGTCTGTGAGCCACAGGTAATGACAACTTCTTTTACAATATGAGTTCCTAAATCTCGAATCCAATTAAACTCAAATGGAGTCCATATTCCACCATTTTGGTCATTTGGATAGTATATAGGACTCCATATATCCGGAATAGTAATAACAATATAAGTATCCATTAATAATTCTGCATAGCGAGGAATTTTAAAAGTGAATGTAGATGGTTCAGTTAATCTTAAATCTCTTAAACCGTCATAATCAATCCTAAATTTCTGTAAACCAAAATTGGTATATTTAGAGTAAACAACTTTAAAAAATGTTTTTGTTGGAGTACCTGTAAGTATAACATTATTATTTCCTACTGCAATTATGTTTAGTAATCCACCTGGCATCTATGTTTGTTATATATTGATAGGTTTTTTTATTATCTTTATTTTAGATTTATTATAATTGTTTATCTCTAGAATATATAAAATGTCAATTGAAAGAAAAATATTATTATTAGTCGTGGTAATTTTATTTATTTATATTATTTTTAGTCTTTTACAAAACCGACAACTTATATTGAATAAAATCGAAAGCGATAAGAACATTAAAGAAAGTTTTTCACAGAATGACCCTGATTATAATGCTGTTAATGCAGAAGTAACTAGTGTTGCAATAGACGCCAGACAGTTTCCAACTGGAATTTCTAGTGCAGGGTATACTTCTTTAAAACTACCGCTTAAACAATTCTGCATAAAAGGGTCTATAAACTCAGCCTACTCTGGAAATTATGTCAGTGATATTATGGTTAAATATGTTCTTTCTCGTGGATGTAGGTTTTTAGATTTTGAAATATACTATATAAATAATGACGCATGTGTAGGATTTTCGAGTGACCCAGCATCAGTAACTCCAACAATATCCAATACAAATCCTGTTCGATTTGTAGATTTATTGAAAGCTACTTTGTCTAGTGCATTTACTAGTCAATCTGGTCAAACCTACACTACAACAAATACTAGCGACCCGCTCTTCATTAACTTACGACTGAAAACCGCCGACGCGGACAGAATGAATCTTTTTAATAGTGTTCAAAACGCGATAAGAAGTGTATATTCAAGTGGATATTCAAACTACTTTTATGCAAGTAAAAGAAACAAATATGTAACCGGGGACACATTATTGAAAGATGTTTTTGGAAAAGTAATATTCATTTTTGAAAATAATTCTGTTACTCCAGCTCCATTTCCTTTATCAAATAACAGTTTGCCGACTAGTGGACAATTTTACAATATGATAAGTAACAGTGATACAATTACAAAAAGTTTCTATGGTCAATTGGACCCTTCTAGATTTATAGCAAGACCTCCAAAAGTCGCTTCTCCAAATAGAGTTACATTTTCTAATAATTCAAAATTTACTATGGTAGTTCCTGATAACAACATGACAAAACAACCTAATCCAAACCTATTTTCAAGTATACAAAATTATGGAAATCAAGTAACACTTTTTGAATATTATGTAACAGATGTACAATTGGTAGAGTATGAAAAATTATTTAAAACATATAATACATCTTTCATTCCAATGGCATACTGTTTGAACTATATCAATAATTATGCACTTCCAAAAGACATACAACCAGGAACAAATACGGTTTTTGCAAATCTATTTTAGAAACATTGAATTTTACAAACATTGAATAACTTTATATGTTGTTATATTATATAATATATAAAATGAGTAGAAACTACAGTATAAAAAAAACAAATAATAAATTTAATTCTGAATACTGTGATAATGAAATGACATTTCAAGAATGCGAACTGGCTATCCTTAGACATGCAGTTGACGAAAGTGAAGAGCTACAAGGACAAAAAGTAACCAGCTCTGAAGAAGTAAAACGAATTATAAAAATTTTAGAAAATTTTTTGATTGAAAAGAAATGTATTTGTTATGGAGGAACAGCTATTAACAATATATTACCAAAATATGCACAGTTTTATAATAAAGATGTTGAAATTCCCGATTATGATTTTTTTACACCTACTGCACTTGAAACTGCAAAAGAATTGGCCGATATATATTATGCAGCTGGATACCAAGAGGTTGAAGCTAAATCAGGAATGCATTATGGTACCTACAAAGTATATGTTAATTTTATTCCGATAGCTGATATAACATATTTACATCCTCCATTATTTGAAGCAATAAACAAGGAAGCAATCACTATTGCTGGTATAAAATATGCTCCTCCTAATTTTTTGAGAATGAGTATGTATTTAGAATTATCAAGACCATCAGGTGATGTATCTAGATGGGAAAAAGTATTAAAGAGACTCACATTATTAAATAAGTTTTACCCTTTTGGTAAGAATTTAAAATGTGAAACAGTTGATTTTCAGCGTAAATTTACATCAAACTTAAATGAATCTGAGAAACTTTATTTTACAATACGTGACTCTTTCATAGAACAAGGTGTTGTTTTCTTTGGAGGATACGCAAGTAGTTTATATTCTAGATACATGCCAACTAAACAAAAACGGAAATTTTCTAGAAGTCCTGATTTTGATGTTCTTTCAGAAGAACCAGAAAAGTGTTCTATGATTTTAAGAGAAAGACTCGCTGACAATGGATTCAAAAACATTGAAGAAATAGTACATGAAGAAGTTGGTGAAATAATTCCTGAGAGAATAGAAATTCGCGTAGGTAAAGAAACTGTGGCAATTATATATCACCCAATCGCTTGTCATAACTATAATACAATAACAATTGGTACTCAAGAAATCAACGTGGCGACAATTGATACCATGTTGAGTTTTTATTTGGCATTTATTTATTCTGATAATTATTCCTATTTCAAAGATAGGATATTATGTATGGCAAAATATTTATTTTATGTAGAAGAACAGAATCGATTAGAGCAGAAAGGACTTTTGAAAAGATTCAGTATTAATTGCATAGGTAAACAACCATCGTTAGAAGAAATTCGAAGTGAGAAAGCGTTAAAATTTAAAGAGTTGACAAAAAAAAAAGGAACCGAAGAATATGAAATGTGGTTTTTGAAATACAATCCGGTCGAAAATAAAAAAGTTAAACCAATTGAAAGCCTAAATGGTATGGAAAAAAATACAGAAGAGGATGATGTTGAATCATCATCTTCATCCGAAAGCGATTCATCTTCTGATGAAGAAGATACAAAAGTACTGAAAAAACGCGTTGTTAAAAAAAAAACGGGCAGCATCTTTTCAAAAATATTTGGAAAAAAGTATACTAAAAAAAATGGGAACAAAAATAAAAAAACACGAAAAGTATTTGATAAGGAAAGAAATAAAAAAAGAGAAAAGGAGGGTTATCTTTATTAAGGTCTATCCGTGATTTTGTAGCCATTTGGCTCTATCCGTGGTTATATTTCGCTAATAAAATGGACAACTTTAATAATACTATAAAATATGGTTCCAAATAGAATACTTTTCAATAATATTCCGTTAAAATTTATATTTCCATCAGAATTATAAAGTGAAAAAAAAGAAAAACGTTTAAATAATATGCTATTCAAAAAGGGCATTTGAAATATAAAATATAAAAGTCCCACAATTAAAGGAGTTTGAATTTCACTAATAATCATGTCTAATAATTTTACGCGTTTATTATTTCTTTCATGTTTTTCCAGTTTTGATTCTGTTAGGTTCTCATAGTCTCTAACATAATCTGTCGACATCGATGATTTCGGAATATAGTTTGCTTGAATTTGTTCGTCTTGTGTATATAAACCAGAATCTATTTGTATATCACGTGATGGTAAACGTTGTTGTGGCATATTTTGTAACATCATAAGTTGTTCCTGTGACAAATTATTAGGAAAACTAACGCTAGGTCCTTGTTGAGGAAGCGGCATTGCTTGAGGTTGTTGTGTGTTACCATATGGGTTTGGATGAATATTCATAGGCATGTATGTATTTTGTAACCCAGTTGGGTCAAATGTAGTGCTTCCTCCCCCGCCTATACTAGGTACGGAACCGGGACCAGAACCAGAAACCGATGCCGGATTTGTACTTACGCCATATGGTGGTATTTGCATTGTTATATTTTCAGGTAAATCTGCTATACGAGTAGTACTATCGTTCATATTTTGGTGAAAACTATATATTATTAAATAACTAAATACTGTATAGTTTACGAATTATTTTTCATATTTGGTTTTAGAGTTATTTGTATTAGGCCTTTGTATTACCGAGTGACGATAGACTAGGTGTATTATCAAATTCGTCTGGACTCTTTATATCAATTATTCTTTTCGTACTGTCACACTTAGCGGGAGCGGCTTCATACTTATAACATTTATCGTCGTATCTGTATGTTTTTCCAGAAATATTGCTTATAACGGGCCCATTAAATGTAATACAATTTTTATCAGTGCAAACTTTTCTAAACAAACTTGCTAAACCTAACCCTAATAGTATAGAAATAAAAGCAACACCAATCGGTGTGTTCAATAATCTTTTAAAATTCATAATATATAGTTTGAGTATATATTATAAGTTGAAAATATATTTATGATTGAACGGGTATTTTGGAAATGTCACCTTCGTTTGATGGACAAGAAACTTCTTTTTGTTTGAAACCAAAACAGCTATTTGTTTTGTCTCGGTATTGAAGAATGTCTATGTTTTCAGGAGTAGGATAAACATAAATTTTACGCATATCGGGCATTGTTATGTATACCATAAATAATCCTAGGAACAAACTTATAAGAAAAATAGGGACGTTTATATATTTTATAATATTGGTTATCATTTTCTAAACTATATGTATAATTTTAATAGAGAATACAATTTACAAGAAACATTTATTTTTTTCCTTTCTTTTTCTTCTTTGAAGGGGTAGATTTTACTACACTACTAACAGACCCAATTTCAGCAATCAATGCATCAATATCTGCCTCGGTCTGAATAGGTCGCATAGAACTTTTTTCTTGTGTTTCGCCGTTTTTGAAAACATATTCCTTATCATTTGTTTGTTGTAAAGAATAAGTTGGTTGGTTTGATGCATTTATAGCTGCTTGTGCCATTGCCATCTGACGCTTTTTTTCAATTCTGTCTTTCATTTTTTCACGCATTGACATTTTTTTCATGGCATTGTTCATAGCATTTGTATCGACTCTAACATTTTTACCCATGCCTGCCATTCCACCCATGCCTGCCATTCCGCCAAGTCCACCCATCTGTTTTGCAATATTTTTGAACATATCACTAAACTCATCAGCGCCACCCATACCTTTCATTTTTCCAACAAGTTCACTTGCTTCTTTCATTAGTTCTTCTTGAGAAATCTCGCCACTTTTCATTTTGTTGTTCAATTTGGAACCCACGGTTTTAATCAAATTCATCATTTTACTAGGGTCTTTCATTAGTTTCTTCAAAACATCTTGGGTAGTTCTAATATCACCAGTTTCTTCACCTAGCAGACCGGTAATATCGTCGGTAATTTCTTCTGCCATTTCTTTGGCAAGTTGACCAATCTTCCCGTCAAATAAACCTTTCAAATGTTGATGTATTTCTTCCGGATTAGGCATATTTTTTGACATATTTTTGAAATCAAATGTTTTTTTGAACTCATCCATATTAGGCATTCCAGGAATATTGGGCATTTTTTCAAATATTTTTTCGGCATGTTTTGCAAAATCTTCAGCGTCTATATTTTCTTCAGAACCTTCGTCTTGTTCTACGTTTTCTGTTGCATCATCCGCTGTTGCATCATCCGCTGTTGCATCATCCGCTGTTGCATCATCCGCTGTTGCATCATCGGTACTTTCATTTATATTTGAAAAGAAACTACTTATACCATTAACCGTCTCTTGCAACTTTTCTTGTAACTCATTCTCATCAATTCCACTAAACATACTCATTGCATCACCAAAGTTAGTCTTGTTTTTTACGGAATTAATTACTGTAAACAATATAAGTTGTAAATATTTCCAAATTGCTTTATGTGTATTCTCACTTAAATTTTCGCAATTAAAAAGGAGTTTAAAATCAACATTGGGTAAAAAGCATGTATTTACATCTGACGATGGCTTGAACATGTCCTCATTTTGATACAAGATATCAAAAAAACGTTGAGGAAATATGTCAGTTAAATAATAAAATAGAAATTCAAGTTCACTATCAGGTAAATCAGGAGAACCCCATTTTAACCATAAATAAGAATATTCTGGAAATGTAAGTGATAAATCGCTAATAAAGTCAGATATTACGCTTCTGAAATTCTCAGGGATTTTTATTTCTTCTTGGTCTTTCATTTCTGTTTTTTGCTTTTTATTTTCCGTTTGTTGACTTCCCGTGTTTTTGTCGCTCATTTGTAAAATATAATTATATATCTACATATTTTTTATACTCTTATTTACTTAATAATATAATTTTTATAACAATAATAATATAAATACTTTCATTGAAAAGTATTTACTATATGCCGTATATAACCTTTGAGAAAAAACATAGTGCTAGAACCGGTAACATACTATTTCAATACTTGTTTGCAAAACGAATATCCATAGAATTTGGTCATAAGTATATTCCAATTGAAGAAATAGATAATCGTGATGATGTTTTTATAATTTTTGAATCTAATGTTAACGACGTTATTGAGCATAAAGTTGATATTTCTAATAAAAATATAATTTGTGATGGGTTCTTTCAAAAAAGTGAATACTATGTACCATTACGCGATAAATTACTCGAGGTATTGTATGAAACGGAAGACTACTGGTTTGGATATAATGGAACGAAAGAATTTATGAAGGATTTTCTAAGTAGTCAGCATAAACTTACACTAACAGATAACGATGTCGTTGTTTCATTGCGGCTAGATGACTTTATACAATTACCTTGTGTAACTAGTGATATAATACCTCCCGTTCATTATTTGAATATACTTGAAAATTGGAATTTCAATGTTTTGTATATTGTTTGTGACACGATTCGTCATGACTGGGAAAAGAAATACCTTGAATTTTTTGCAAAATGGAATCCTATTTTAATACAAGATTCTTTATCGAATGACTGTGCAATTATGCGAGACTGTCATAATCTTTTACATAGTAATAGCACGCTTTGTTGGTTTATGAGCTTTGTTTCAAAAAATAAAATGAGACGAATTATACCAAGAACTCATTTTTATGGAGGACAAAGTCTAGATAAGATAGAAGAAATTGATGTAGTTATTAATGTAAATCCACTTAGTCATCATGATGTTTACAATTTACATCTACATCCTTTTTTGAAATCTTGTATTTACCCGCTATCTTATTGTATTGCAGATGAATGTATAGTCAATAATGATGTTCTTGAAAATAAAACGACTTTGATATCAAATCTCATTCCAGGAAATACATCAACTTATGCATTTGGTGCAGACGACGAAATCGCTTATAACAAAATGTATCAATCTTGTTTGTTTGCCAATACGCGAAAAAAAGGTGGTTGGGATTGTCTTCGTCACTATGAAATAATGGCAAATGGATGTATTCCTATTTTTAATGATTTGGAAAGTTGTCCTCCACAAACACTTACCACATTTCCAAAACAACTTATACAAGAAGCATCCGCCCGGTTATTGCCTTGGAATTATAATAATAAATTGTTATATGATAGATATGCTAAAAATATGTTACAACATGTTCGCGATAATTGTTCTGCAAGTGCGACTGCAAAATACTTTTTGAAAACAATGAATGCTTCACCGAAAAATGTTTTGTTAATTATGGGAAACGTGGGTGTCAATTATACACGTGAAACATTTTGGGTAGGATTGAAAAGACATATTCAAAATATTGGAGGAGTTGCAATCGAATACCCTAAAATCGATTTCTTATACGACAACTATGGCGGTGAGAAAAAAAATCTTTATGGAAACGGGTTTACATATGCATATCGATTGAAAGATGATTATAATTTTACGAACGAAGACGTTATACAAAAGGTAAAAGACAAATTTTTTGATATGATTATTTACGGAAAAGTTGGACCGGATGAACTACATGAAGGAACACATCCAAATATGCCTTTATGGGAACATGTTTTCAAAAGATACAATAAAAAAAAAATTGTTTATTTATATGGTGGAGATGAATGTATAGATTTGACAACAAATAATCGATATAGTCAACATATTATTTATCATTCACAGTTTGCACATTGTTTTGTACGTGAGTATAAACCATAAACATATTAGTATTTTTTCATTTAATTTTTTATTTTTTATTTTTTGAAGGTAAAATTTATTACATTTTACACATTATCATCAGCAGGAGCAGATACTGGATTACTGACAGAACGCATTATACTCATAATTTCTTGTGTGGCATAAGATGTTTCTGTATTGTCTGAAAGTTCGTGTTGCAATTCTTCATCTTTGAGCAATGTTGCGTCTTGGAAATAATGACATTGTGGTAAGCTACTGACCGCCATACCACCAAAGGCCGAAGAACGACGTAAAGCAGGTGGGTTTGGAAGTGTAGAATAATCATACGGGAGTGTAGTATCAATATTGAGTGCATCTAAAATATTATCGTCAATATTTGTTACTGCATACATTTGCTGACGACCTTGTGAACTTTGTCTCGAATTTGTATACATATGGGAACAAGGGCTTCCCAACGTCTTGTAAGTAATAAACAAATCATCTAACAAAACTTTCCAAAAAGGGTCTTCCGTCAACAACATAGTCTTTACATACTGTTTCATATGAGTGAAGAATTCGCGAAGCTGTGATTTCAATTGAGACGATTCTTGGTCGTCTGTGTTTTTGGACATGTAAAGCAACTCTTGAACGCGCTGGCGATATAAGTACTTTGTAAGGTCTACTTCTTCATAAATATTAGTATCACAATCAATAAGTCTTGGTAGCGGCTCAAACAAATCCAATGTATGTTTAATTCCTGACAAGTCAATTGTGCCAAATACTTTTCCAGTAAATAGCTCTGTGTCAGTACTTCTTACATGAAATGTTTTTTCAACACCATAAGGAAGTGAACCAACGTTGATTGTAGTTTCCCAAGTATTTGTTCTCCAGTTATAAATTTCGCAATCATCTGCGACTATAGATACATTCTCGAATGCAGAGTATAGAATGCCGTGAATAATTTCACCATATACAAAACCGCTTGATTCAAGTTTATCGATGAACCAATACTCGTTGTTTGCATCATTTGACATATCTGACATAAGAACACTATTATGTGTTGCGCCGAATCCAATAAACGTATTTTTGTACAAAGTACTTACTTCTGAAATGATTGTATTATTAGTATTATTACATGTATCTTCGCCGTCGGTCAACATGATGTGCGCAAACTTTTGGAATGGAAATTCTATCATTCTTTTTTCCATAATTCTGTTCATACATTCAATAGGAAGTTTCAAATTTGTTGAACCTTTTGGGTAAATTTTTTGTACTTTTTGAACAAGTTCTTCAATATTTTCTGGTGTTACTTTTGTAAAGGGAATAATTCCTTTCACTTCATTATCAAATTCTTGAACATAAACATTCAACACCATAGTTTGTGTTTCAGAAAATAGTCGCAAAATATTTGAAATAGTATGTTTGATGTGAGCCATCTTGCTTCTACCATCTTTACAAATGTCAGACATTGACCCTGAGATATCAATACTGAACCCAATATTCCATGTCTGAATAGAAGAACTCAAAACACTGTCATATGCAGTTCTTAGACTATTAGAGTCAGCAGCATCAGCTGTTTTTATTTTAAGTATTCCAAATTGGTTTTCAGAAGAATCGAACAACCCATTACCTGAAGGGTATTCAACTGTATGAACCATTAATAAACTTGTTAGTGGTGAAGACATTTTGATTTTACGAGAGCGCTTAGAAAGTAAAATAAATTATTGTTTGCAGAGTGGTTTCAATTTTTTAGAAATTTCAACAAAATTGTAATTTTTAGTATTCTAACAAAAATATTGAATGCGTAAAAGATAATATATATATTTTTAGATATATTATTAGTATGAACTTTGATTGGCTATTTACTAGTGTAAAAAAAATAGGATTTGAAGATGTAAAAACGGTAATTGATAAAAGTGATAAACAATATATTGTTATCAATACATTACCACTAGATTTTCAAGAATGTTTGATAAAAAATACTATATTATTTAATGAAGAAGAAAAGGTAATTAATGACTTATTGGATAATTATGAAATGAAAAAGATACATATTTTACTTTACGGTAAAAATAATATCGACTCAACTACCGAAAAAAAATATAAACAGTTGATGGGATTAGGGTTTAGTAATATATATATTTATGTGGGTGGATTATTTGAATGGTTGCTTTTACAAGATATTTATGGCTCAGATGAGTTTCCGACGAGTTGTAAAATAAAGGATATTTTGAAATTGAAACCAGAAAAGATATTGTATAATTTGTAAAAAATATTATAATATATATGTATAATATACAACCAAATGGAAGGTGGTTTAATGATGGTTTTTCACGCAATTATTATTGCAATCGTTTTGTACATTTTTATGTTTTTTATCCTTAAGCAGTCAAGTGCCGTCGCAGAAAATCGTAGTATATTATTGGCTGCAATTATATTAATTTATATGATATTATTTGGTCATGGGTTACCAAATTCCATAAATAAGAATATTATGTAAATATTCATTATATGTCGGCATACCCCACTAGTAATCTATAAAATTGATACTTTATGAACATACATATTTTTATTTATATTCATATACTTTATAACATGTCATCATTCAAACTCCCTCTTATTATTTCTGTGGAAGGAAATATTGGTGCTGGAAAGAGCACCATACTAGAAAAAATGCAAAATAAATTAGAATCTGAAGAGATTGTATTTGTACGTGAACCTGTAGATATATGGGAACAGATAAAAGACCCGGAGGATGGAGAAAATATTTTAGTGAAATTTTACAAAGACCCAGATACCTATTCGTTTTCGTTTCAAGTAATGGCATATGCAACTCGTGTAGCACTTCTACGAAACGTTATTCAAAACAATCCTATGGCAAAAATCATTATCTGTGAGAGGTCTTTGGATGCTGACAGAAATATATTTGCTAAAATGCTGCGAGATGAAGGTAAAATTAAAAATATTGATTTTCAAATATATGACAGGTTCTTTAAAGAATATTCACAGAATATGTATGGTAGTTCATTTTGGCTTTCAGGAATTGTTTATATTGATGCGGACCCTGATATTTGTGAACGACGAATTATGAAGCGTGCACGCGAGGGAGAAAGTGGAATTCCCTTGGAATATTTGAAAAAATGCCGAGATTATCACAAAAAATGGCTTATCGATGGTGAGGATTTGGGAAATTCTCCCGTTTTGAATATTAAAACAAATGAGGATGCCACCTATTTGGATGGGGATTTGTCCGACTGTGGAAACAAGTGGATTTCCGAGATTACGGATTTTATTTTGAATATGACTAAGGTCCATGAGTAAGTCCACATTCTGTCGATGAATGATTATAATTATTCATCGAAATATTGTTTATAAAAATTATTTATACTTTTTTATTACTTTGCATCTTTGGCATCAATGTATATTATTTCTTCTTGAAACATTTTTTCTAGACCTTCTATACCACCTTCTTTTTCAACACTAGCAAGGTGTTCAAGATATGCATTATAATCAACTTTTTCATAAATACCATATACAATTCCATAGTCATTAACTATAATATCTGTTATAAGATAGTCTTTTTTATCATAATTTATTTCATCTCCAATTTTTTTTGTAGCGTCTTTGATTTTAGCCGAAGGATTGTTTTGGTCGTTTGAATCGATTGAAGTAAAAAAATCTTTTATTTCTTCAAGACCATCAAAAAGATATATTCCCCCATCTTTTCTCCTTATTGTATTGAAATGATATAATCCGTTGTTTTTTATAATTATAGTTTTCAATTGGCTATTTTGGTCTGTAAATTTTTCTACCAAATTTTCTGTTGGTGTAAATACTTCAATATAATTAACCTTGTATTCATTTTTGTTAGAGTTATTTCTAACTTTGAATGTAGTTTGATAATTTGCATAGACAACAATATTTATGTTGTATATTTTAGAAATTAATTTGATATCTTCATTTTCCAAAAATCTATTGCTATCTAATCGTTGTATAATTGTGTCTGTATTAATTTTATTACCGGGTATACCAGTGTCAGTTGATTCACCAAAGTATTTTTCTGTTTCATAAATTTTTTTGAGATTATTTTGTCTGAACCATCTACCAACCCTTCCTTTATCCGTTAGTGATAAGTTTCTATAATCCTCCGATAGTGCTAATAATATACTATGTATTAAACACGAACCATCCCCTACAGCGTATACTTCTTCATAAGGTCCAATGTCTTTTAGAATGAGTTCTTCACTAACATCCGATTCTTTCGATGTGTCTTTAATAATTTTAATAACTTGTTCTTGCAGCTCTTTTATAGTCTGACCACCAGTTATTGTTGAAGAATCTTTAGAACCAATGACGCTACCTTCAATAACACTCGATGAAAGCTTTCCTGAAAATAATCCTTCAACTAGAGACAACAAAGTTGTATCATTTAGTTTAGTAGAGCCTTCACTAGTTAGTGTAGTTGATATTGTGGGGTTAGCTTCACTCTCTTCAGTTGTATATAAAACCATATAAAATAACTTATTATTGTCGTCAAATTCTTTTGATTTATCTGCGCCAATTAGTAAAGAAAATTTATACTTTGAATAATCTACACCATCTTTTTTTATTTTTTTGAATAAATCAATATAACTTTTTACATATATATCGTCTTGCATATCATTATAATTAGCATCAAAATTTAGTATATAATATTTTTTTACACCTTCTGTTTTTGGTTTCAATAACTCAAGTAAGTAGACGGCGTGTCCAATAATAGCAGAATCAATAACTTCAACTTTTTCTACCGAAATTCCATAGTCAAGTTCTCCATCGTTAGTACCTTTATCAAAATTACCATTCAAAAATAAATAGTTGTACTCAATTTTATCTGTAACAATATTTTGTTGCTCAGCAGAAATCACTGGAACAACAGGAGGTTTTATTTTATTTGTCATTTCATCACTTTCACTAAGTAATTTTAGAATATTTTCATAAATTGCTTTTCCGTCAGCGTCAAGTTCGGAATCTACACTACCGCTCGCGCTTTTACTACTACTTTCAGGTTTTTTCATTAATTCAGAAAATAATGTTTTAAATTCTTCACCTAGCGGGCCGTATGGAGAAGGTGTGTTCAAAATATGTGTAATAGGTGTTCTCATAGTTATTGTTACTTTTTCATCATTCTCATATGTATATGTTTTTGTTAATACGCTTTTCAATGCATCATGTAGTTGTTTTAATTTTTCGTTAATAAAGAGTGGGTCTAGTGGAAGCAATGTAGGAAGTACAACTCCGGGTGGACTTTTTGAACTCTCAGTAGATAAAGTCTGGGATTTACTTTCTGTCAAACTAGAAAAAAAGCTAAGTACAATATTATCTAATATACTATTTCCATGTGAATCACGGTCTAGTTTGAGTGATTTGTCGCCGTCACCTTCGCTTTGTGCTGTTTTGGGTTGTGTAATAATATCTATATATTCAGCTACCATGTATTTCAACATCCGACTGTTTACTTCAAAATTTGAAAATAGTTTTTCAGAAATAATATGAACTGGTGTAACGCCATATATATCTGCAAATGAAATAAGAGATGGATTGGATTTTATCAAATCCATTGTTATAGGAAAGTCATCCATTAATTGAGGGGTTGTAGATATTATATCTTTATTTGAGGCGGGTTCTCCAATTGAATCTTGTTTTTCTGAATTACTAGTCATTGTTAAAGATGACATAGCTTCTAATGAAACAGATAAATGAAGAGGTGTAACATTTAAACTAATAATTGTTCCTGGGTCTGAACTCTCACGCGACGCAAATGTTGATGGAATAGAAGGTGTCAATAAGTTATTAGAGGTTGAAGTTGAAAGACTTTCAGGTGATTTTTCTTCTTCGTCTGTATTGGGTACCGGTTCTGAATTACTCTTCTGAACTATTGCATCAAATACAATTTTTAATATTTTTTTTTGTTCTCCTATTTGTTTTTCTATTTTTTCTTTTTCACTAGCATTTTCTAACTTTTCTGAAATTATTGATTTTTGATTCATTGCTTCTTTCCATGCAAGTGTTGCTGCTGTTTCGCCATAATTAGTTACTGCGTTTAATACGCCATCTATTTTCTTTTCGTTTACCTTCGCAATAATCGCTTCAACGGCTTCTATTTTTCCTCGTGCGGCTGCCCAATGTAGTGGAATATATCCATCTTGGTCGGGAATTTTCAAAGCATTTACACCTTTTTCAGTTGCCAACATATTGTTCAAAACTGGCATATTCCCATGGTAAGCAGCTAGCGCCAATGCTGTCATACCATCACTTCTTTGAGCATCAATGTATTGTTTGTCTTCTTCTGCAATATCTATACTCTTACTTTCGGGTGTAAGTGCAGCTAAATTAAATAGTTCTTTTACTTTACGTTGGTTTTCAGGAGAAATTGGTGATGGCGTAACCGATTTATCTAATATTTCAACAATAAAACTTTCTGAATTAGGGGTTTCAATCGTAATTCTAGGTTTCGAAATATTCTCGATAATTGATTGAGTAAAAATTTCATCAACAGTTTCTTCTGGGATTCCTTCTTTTAAATCTTCACTCATGCGAATTATCCTTTCAGATGGAATAGAATTTAAAGTGGATATTTCGTTTGATAATTCTGGCGTTATAGAGAACTCGGTTTTTATAGTTTTGGTACTACTATCAAATATTGCAGAACCGGTAAATATATCTTGTGTAACTTGTAAATGAGGGTTTTTTTCAGATTCTTCACTTCTGATTGGACCTTCACTTCCACTATTAGCTGTATAAAAAGATAGAGGTTCACTATCTATAACAGATGTAGGGGTTCCGCTATTAAAATCTAAAAGTTTTAGTTCGTCATTTACTTTTTGTAACTTTGTTGAAACGTTTTCAAATGTTAACTCTTCTTTTGATGAATTATCTAAATTATAGAATGCATAAATATCACTATCGGTTGATAATAGAGAACCCTCATCTATTACTTCTATTTCTGAATCCGGTGTTGGAAAACTTTCGATTTCTACATCTGGTTCTTTAATTTTTTGATAACCTCTTAATACATGAGATGGAAAGGTCATTTTTGACCCTTTCAATGGATTTATTCCATATCTATGTGTTTTCATTCCTTTTAGTAAGTTTTTTTTTAACATTATATACACTATTCATACATTGAATTTTTATCCTTTCACCAAATAATATGTATTGTTGGTGAAAGATATCTTTTTTCTTTTTATATATTGGTTATGCTAAACATGTTTATTACGGCGCATTGACTTCCTTTTACCTCCTTTTATCTTTTTTTCTTTTTTATAGCTCTTTCTTTTATGTGAACTTCCACCCTTTTTTTCTTCATCGGGGGGTTTTTCATCGGGGGGTTTTTCAACGGATGGGTCACCGGTTGTTTCATTGGGTTTTACTGTGGATTGGGATAAAAGTTCTGACAAAACTTTTTTTGCATTTTCATGTTCAGGTCCTGAGTCGCCAGTAATTTCTTGTAGTTCTGAGTCACCAATTTTTATTTTAGTAAATGTTATTCCTGTAAGAGATTTATCGTCTTCCTTTTTTCCTTTTCCTTCAATTACAAATGTAACTTCATTAGTATCAGCCATTTTATAAGATATTATTAGAAAATATTTCAAATAGTAAACTCTATAGTTCCTCCTAATTGTTTAATTATATTGTTAATATTTTCCAAAAATGGCTTATCCACGGTTAATTCAGAAATTTTTAACTTAGTATCCTGTATTTCTATTTTGTCAGACGTTACCCCTTTTTTTTCTAATATATCCAACCCAATGTTCAACAAAATTGCAGGCAAGGAATGTTCTGTATCCCCCTTATTTAATATTTCCTTCTCCTTAACTGTGTCGAATACTTGATTAAAATTATTATCTTTTGGGCCTTTAAAATATTTGTACCTTTCTTCATTTGAGCGCGTGATTGAAGTTATTTTTTCATGAATAGTTTTAAAATATTTTATGATAAGAAAGAAAATGTAATCCCTATTTGCAGATTTGTCTAATTTCAATTTATATCCTTCCTTGTTTTTTTCTGCTAGACCTCCTAAGTAAAAAATTCCAAAACATTGTGGACGTCCTTTGTTATTGTTTATTTCAGAATCTTTATTGAATATAAATGTTAAAAAACCTTCTATGAATGTTGATGCTTTATTAAAATCATCTTGTTTATTGAAATCAAAATTGTCTTTTTTATCAGAATCTGATGATTTTTTCGTTATCAGTTCTATAAATTCATCATATTTGGAAAAGACATCTTTCTCTTCTTTTTCAATAATTTCACCCTCTTCATTCGAAACAAACAATTTCTTTCTTTCAGATTCTTCCGTTTCTTCCAATTGTTTTGTTTTTATTTTATGTACTCGTCCAAAGTCTATCATTCTAGAGCATGACATTAAAATTAATCTTCCAACGTTCGGATTTAACAAATCAAGAAAATTGTCACATGAAGAACTTTCTTCATAGTCCAAAACAAAAACGTTATTTAAATGTAAATCATAATGTAAGTAAAAAAATTCAAATAGTAAGAGAAGCATATTTGATAATACTAGTGCAATGCGATGATATAAAATAATATTATTTACATCGGTTAAAAATTTTTCTTCGGGAAAACTTTTTACGCTTTCAATTATTTCTTTATTTTTTGTAGAAACATCAGTGCCAAAATAAGGTCTGTAAAAATCATTCAATAAAACAAATTTTTCAGCATATTCCATTGCAATTATACCTAGAGAATATTTTTTTACCTGTTCTTTCATGTAAGAAATAACTTTTTTTTCAATACCATTATCAGAATTACCAAGACTACTTTCAATAAAATCTAAAAATATATTGGCTTCAGTATTTTCTAAAACAGTACTAGCAAGTATAGATGGACAAATAGACAATGTTCCTATTTGGAAAGACCTTGTAAATATATCTAGTTGTGTAAATGATTCTTTAACAAATTCATGTTTCAAATCTGTTTCTTTAATTATTTTATTTTTTTTATTATTTTCGGCATCCTCTACTTCTTTAAAATCCATTTCAAATTCAGGTAATTTTTCATTTTTATCACCTTCTGTTAATAAAGTAAACTTCAAAATTATTTTTCCAAGTTTTAAATTTCTTTTTTTATTAGAAAAAAGTTGTGGCGTAAGACTTACGAATTGTGGTGTACCTTCTATAGAAAATACAAAACCTTTCAATGAACTATAAGATATACACTCTATACTTGTAGAACTCTGAATCATATCACAAACTAATTCAAATCTACTAATAGAACCACTTCTATTGATAGGTTTTGCTCCACCATACATTTCATTTTCAAATTCCATTATTATAGTATAGTTATACAATAATGGAAGATATTAATCTCTTTTACGGGATAAATATATTTATTTCTAGAAAGAATATCAGTAACTCTTGGTACTTCTCTAATTGAATTTGACTATAATTTTAACTGTCTCTTTCTTAATGCATTTACATGCGGATACTGATAGCTCTTCGCGTTTTTTTCGAGTTTTACCACTATCGCCGCCAGCAATAACAAGACTATCTGGATTGTTGTCATTTACTAAATCTGCTTCTTTCAAATCATTATTGACAAAATAATTATTTTTCAAACCATGTTTACGTTTTGATGTACTGTTTCTTGAGTTCATATCGGATTCAATAGCGTCATAGTGGTTCTCAATATATTCAATAATATTATTTTCGATTGCCCATTTGAAAAAATTGAGTTGACCGATGGTAGTTTCCATATATTTTTTTTCATTATATGGTATTGTTATCCGGTCCCATCTACAAAAAGGGTCAAAACGTTTCTTACTATAGGCCTTCAATTTGAGTTTGTAGTCGTTATATACTTTGAAACGAATAGGGTCATTGTTACGACCAGTTTCGCTCATTGCGGCAGGCAGTTCATAGACAGTATAATTTTTTTTCGCAAAATTAGTAACAAACCAATCTACAATTCTTAATGATATTCTAGATTCCCCATTAATTACACGTAACATTTTATGTAAATTATCAGATTCTTTATAAAAATCCATTAGGTTTTTCATAAGAAGTTCATTTTGAGTATTAGTATGATTTGTCGTATAAGCAGACATTATATCAAGTTTCTTGAATTCATATTTAAACTCTTTTTAACCACTAATATATTTTTCAAGCTATAACTCTAAAAAATAAAAAATTGATTAAGAGAATATAATATTCTGAGTAAAAATATAATATAATACTAGACTATCATAATGACAGCACAATTTACAAAACCAATCATAAAATGGGTGGGTGGTAAAACTCAGATACTTGAATGTATAATGGAGCGTTTTCCGCGTAAAATGGTTAACTATCATGAACCATTTCTTGGTGGTGGTAGTGTTCTTCTGGGACTTTTGACTGAAGTAAAAAGAGGTTCTATTGAATTATCAGGTGAGGTCTACGCATATGACGCAAATGAGGCTCTTATATATGTTTACAAGAATATACAAACTAAGTATATTGAGTTGTATAATGATTTGCAAGTGCTGATTGGTGAATATAATCAGTCAGTTGGTGAAACTGTAAATCGAAAACCAACAAATTTAGAGGAGGCTAAAGAGAGCAAAGAAAACTACTATTATTGGACTCGTAGTCGTTATAATAATTTAAGTCATGATGAAAGAATCTCGACACTGGGTTCGGCGATGTTTATATTCATGAACAAAACGTGTTTTCGAGGTGTATTTCGTGTTGGACCCAACGGGTTTAATGTACCATTTGGCAATAACAGAAATCCAGAGATTATAAATCGCAAACATTTGGAAGAGGTTCATCAATTGATACAAGGTGTCCATTTTGAATTCTGTGACTTTTCAAAATCAATTATAACAGTCAATCTGGGTGACTTTGTTTATATGGACCCTCCTTATGCACCTGAAAAAGAAACATCTTTTGTCGGTTATACAGAAAATGGGTTTAATAGTGACAAACACAAAGAGTTGTTCAAGTTATGTCATTCACTTGCAGATAGGGGTATTTCTTGGATGATGAGTAATTCAGATGTTCCTTTGGTAAGGGAGTATTTCTCTACCGAAAAATACATTGTGGAAGGTATTTTATGTAAACGGTCTATTCATAGTAAAAATCCAGATACAAAAGCGAAGGAAGTTATTATTTCTACGAGACCTTGAGAGATTATAATAATTGTTCAATTTACAAAAAAATTGATTTGTATATTTTTTTTATTATAAATAACAAAAGCAACAGCCTATTTTGGTAAAATGACATCCATTTCTGATATAGAGTATAAAGGTATTCCTTTTATAGCCAGATATATCCACTTGGAAGACAAGTTAGGAGCAATTAGTAACTCACCTAAGGTAAAAAAATGGATAGACCGGTTATTGGAGAAAGATGAACTGAGTGTAACAAGTATTACAGTAACAGATGTAGATTTCTTTGGACCACCTCTACCCGAGCGCCTCGGCTTTGTAAAATGTATAGTTTCATGTGTAAACAAAGTTACAAATGAACCCGTTGCTTCCAATATAGTATTAATTCGCGGCGATTCTATTTGCGTATATATTGTCGTAAACATGCGCAACACTGGATTGAAATATGTTTTGTTCGTAGAACAAATTCGAGTCGCTGGACATGGCTTCAAAATCGAATTACCGGCCGGTATGCTTGATGATAAAGTGGACGACTCGGAAATTCTTGGGCCCGTTTTCAAAGAAATTAAAGAAGAAACAGGATTTACTCCAAAGAAAAATGAACTAGTGCAGTTAGGTTCTAAAGTAAATTTATCTATTGGGTTATTGGATGAAGGAATTACTGGTTATTTATGGGAAACAAGCATTGATGAGGAGGAGTTTGATTCTATGAAAAACAAAGTTTATGGAGAGAACATGAATGAACAAATAAAACTTCGATTTGTTAGGTTTGATTCGATGGATAACTTTTTAGACACGATTGGTGATGCAAAAGCAGAATTTTGCCATAGACGATACTTATCTTATTTACGTTTGTAAAAAAAAGACACCATAAAATAGTAAAAATATTTGACAATGATTTATTTGATATATTTTTTATATTTATATATTGTATAATGGAATCAGAAGGAAACCCAATAATAGTAGATGATTTAGAAAACCCACCAGTCCAAATGAACCTGGTCCCAACAGTTAAAAGCGAATTGCAAGTTTCAGATCGTACATCGTTAGATTTTAGTCATTATTTAACTACAAAAAAAGAATTTGAGGCTAAACAACAAGAATTTGAGGCTAAAAAAGTAGAATTTGAAGCGGAAGAAGAAAAATTTAAGACTAAAAAAACTGAATTTGAAGCTGCAAATATAACACAAGACCAAAAAAACTCATTAGAAACACATAAACTTGATTATGCGCTAATTGGTTCATTGGAACAAAAACCTCTTCCTGATAATAGAGATGTGTTGGGGGTTGGTCATGTCTTTGATAAAGCTATTTTTGTTGGTTTTTTGAATGAAGTTACAGGAACAAATAGTGGTCCTCATGTTTTTTTGAAAACAAATAGTTTTTTTACAACTTCAGATTATGAAGATGTAAATCCTGCTAAGGATAAAGACGCAAACGGTGAAAGAATACCAACTTTTATTGATAATGAAGGGTATAGATTTGTTCCTGTACTTTTTGCAGCTGCAAAAACAGCGTCGCAAGGACTATCGCGAGTACTAGCTAAAAAAGATGTCGGAGGCAAATCAAAGAAGCGCGTGAAAAAAAATTCAAAAAATAAATCTAAACGTAGATACAAAAAATAAATTCATAAATATCTTTATAATTATGAATTATCTTACAAAGTAGTAAAAATATTTCAATATAAAAATTATTATTAATAGTGACTATACAATTATGAGACAATGTTATATTTGTAATTCTTACATAACAGATAATAGTATTTGTAGCATTGAACTTGATTTACCGACCGATATCAAACTAAATTCAATATTGACAGTATATTATTGTAAAGATTGCTATTTTTTTTTTAGTGACAGTGAAAATGTTCAAATTGACTATAATAACTATTATAGAGATTTCAACAACTACAAGGATTATGTAATTAGTGAAGATAAAGACACGAAATGTTTTGATTTTATAAAAAAAAATATAAGTAATATGGATATCCATTCATTAATTGATTATGGATGTGGTAATGGAGAATTATTTAATAATTTGAAAAATCATTATGAAAATGTGGATATATATGATGTGAATATGGAGAACGTAACCAAAAAATATGATTGTGTAACTATTTCTCATGTTCTCGAACATATTTATGATTTGGATGAATTTATTACAAAAATAACTGATATTTTGAATAGAAATGGGTATTTGTACATAGAAGTTCCAAATATGGAGTATTATGAAGATTTTATAGCTAATGGTCCATTACAAGAAATAAACATAGAACATATAAATTTCTTCAGCAAATACGCATTGAATAAACTTTTGATAAAACATAATTTTGTTGCGTCAACCATTCAAGATGATTTTTTCTTTATCAATGGTAAAAAATATTATGTAATAAGAGGAATATTCAAAAAAACATATAACAACCATTCATTTGACAAGTATTTAAAAAGCGGAACCGGTTTAATCGATTCACTTGAGATTGATGCATTTGAGAACTTATATATCTATGGATGTGGTCAATTTCTATTCAAGATACTAAAAAAATTCAACGAGTCAAAAATTATAAACATAATAGATGATAACAAATGTTATCTACATAGAGTTATTGACAAGAAAGAAATTATTAATTTTGATTTATTCAAGAACAAAGTAAAAAGCAATGATAATATTATTATTACTACTATTATCTCATGTGATAAAATTGTAAAAAAGTTGAAAGAACTGAATATTCAATTGAATATTTACTATATTACACCAGATATGAAAATAGAAAAAGTAAAGTAATTTTTTGAATCTGAAATTGATTTATATATTAATATAAAAATCAATTAGTATTTTTTTAAGACTTGCAATGCAGTATATTTTATTTAATTACTGTATGCGACACCAGCCATACCACTCATGACACGAAGGACGTTGTAGTTAACAGCGTACACACGGACCTTGGCAGTGGCAGTTCCAGAAACAGTTCCGGCAGAAAGGACAAGCTGAAGAACAGCGTTATCAATTCTGGAGAAGTTGCAACTGCCCGAAGGTTGGTGTTCCTCAGGTCTTAAAGCGAAAGAGTAGACGTTGATACCAGTGTCAGGGGCACGGGTGTGGTGTTGGAAAGGTTGAACAACGTCGAAGTAAGAACCTTCACGCTCAGAGAAACGGTCTTGGCCGTTAAGCTGTAATTTGGCAGTAACGCAAGGATTCTCACCCCAGCAGTGGAGGTCAAGGGCGGTTTCACCAAGGACAAATGTTCCAGCATCAGAGACGGTGGAACCGGAAGGTTGTCCACCGTTGGCTTGAGGAGTGAAAGGAACAAAGGCGTTAGTGGAAGCCCATTCGCCTTGATCGCCAGTCATGTTGACGTTACCAGAAGGAACTTGGTCAACAGCTCCAGCCATTTGGAAAAGACCAGAAGCATTGATGAATGCATTCGAACCAGAGGTCTCAGCAGGTCCTCCAAAAGCGTGGATAGCAGGAGGAAGAGCATCAATGGCGTCAGTGTAGTTGAATGGCTGAGCACCAAGGGTCTTGAAAAGAGTAGAACCGTCTTGAAGGGAAGCACAGTAATCAACGTTGGCATCAGGTTGAACAACCCAGATGAGCTCTTTGCAAGGATGGTTGAAGTTCAACTTAATCTTGTTAGAAGAAGAACCTACAGATTCATCACCGGTGAATTGCACTTGCTCAATAAGGTATTCGTGAGGGTTTTGTGCCATCTTTCTGCGCTCATCAGTGTCAAGGAAGATGTAGTCAACATAAAGAGAAGCAGCAACAAGAGATTGTTGGTAAGCTTGTGCTACAGAGACAACAGTGTTGACAGGGTTGGCAGCACTGATACCAAGGGTCTTGACAGCCCATAAGCACTCACCAATAGGACGGAAATCAATGTTGATTTTGACCTCGTGATATTGAAGAGCAATTAAAGGAAGAGCAAGTCCTGGGTTGCGGCAAAACCAGAAAAGAAGAGGAATGTAAAGGGTGGTCTCAGGAAGGGCATTACGAGGAGCACATACTTGAGCAGGTCCGCCGGCAGCAGCGCAAGGACCAGATACAGCAGCGAAGGTAGGGTCGGTGATGTAGGTAAGTTGAGTAGTATGTCCTACCATCTTGTAGTATCCCTTAAGTTGTTCGGATGACATGGTAAGTTGGTTCCAGATGTGCATCCAATCACCATATTGACGGTCAATTCTTTGGCCACCAATTTCAACTTCAACCTGGGCAATGATTTGCTCACCAGGGAAATCTAACCAACGGGCATAAACACCATCGGCAGAAGCTCCGGAGGTGGTGTTCATGGATTGATTGATTTCAGGAAGTGTGACTTGAAGATAAGTTCTGTATGCAAGGTCTCCGTTACGGGAGATGGTGCAAGTAACACGGCGACCAAAGTCGGCTTGTCCAGAGAAAGTTTGCTCAATTGATTCCATGGCAAAATTTGTGTGTCTGCGGTAAGATACTTTCCAGAAAGTGATTTCAGGGGTTCCGGTAAGGAAGACGTCTTGTGCGCCATAGGCGACTAATTGCATTAAACCTCCAGCCATTTTGACTTTATATACTAGAAAAAGAAAAAAATTTTGAAGATTTGCTAAATTAATAGAAAATTACAAATAAATATACAATTTTGTATTTTTTTTTCTTAAAAATAAAAAAATATACATTGCTAGTAAAAGAGTTCAATATGCAAAAAATGTGGTATTTTTTTTGCTTTATGGGTTCACGTGTATGTACTGTTACTCGATATTGGATAATATAAATTTTTCTAAATAACTTTCCATAAATACTTCTTTGCGATTTTCGTGTTTTTTGATAAAGATATAAGATTCGTCCAATTTTTTAACTGTCCAACCCTTTTCCAATGCATTCATTATAAATATCATTTTTTGAAGTTTTGGTTTATCTATTTTTACTTGATTTGTTAAAATTGGATTAGATGAACTTAATTCGGCACTCGACAAACTGGACATTTATATGTAAGTTAGTAATATTGTCTTTTAAAAATGTTTACGAATATAGTTATAACTTTTGCCATTTATTTTTAATCCTTTCCCAACAAAAAACATATAAAAAAACAATTAACTAACCAAGTATATTTAACATAATGAATAATGCATTATCAAAAAAAAACAATTCAAAACTATTTTCACAAAATAATACAATTGATGAAAAACATACAGAATTATTGAACCAGTTTCATGAATCTGAAATAGAAACTATACCATCTCTTCAAGATGAGAGAGTGTCTTTGAAAAACCTTTTAATAATATTAGATGATTCTCAAATAGAAAAAATAATGGATACTAAGGATAAAATAAAGGATATAAATGCACAAATACGTTTTCTCAAAGCTCAGAAAAAAAAATATTTGTTAGATAATTCAAAATTTATTTTTCAATATTTTGAAGATAAAAAGAAAATTTCAAGTGGTGACAATAATCAAAACGTCAATAAACTAAATTCGTTTTTTAAAATAAAAGATGCAATTGATGAGCCAGATAATAAAGAACGTGACCAATCTAAAAAAAATTATCAATCTTATTGGAAAAATGTTAAAAATGAAATAACTAATATTCAAGACTTTATTATTCCGTCTGATGTATGTGAGTCGTGTCGTGCAGGTGAAATGATTCCCCAAGATGAAGAAGGTATTCTGATATGTAACAATCAAAAATGTGGAAAATTCATAACGTATATAATTGATAATTCCAAACCTACTAATAAAGAACCTCCTAATGAAGTTTCCTATACCGCATATATTCGTTTGAATCATTTCAAAGAGATATTATCACAATTTCAAGCAAAAGAAACTACGCAAATACCTGACGAAGTTATTGATGCTATACGTAACAGAATAAAAAAAGAGAGAATAAAAGACATCACTCTTATTAACTATGACAAAATGAGAGAGATATTGAGAAAACTTGGATTGAATAAATATTTTGAGCATATTCAATATATCAATTCGATATTCGGAATAAAACCTCCTATTATGAATGAAGAGTTACATGAAACGCTTTGTGTTCTGTTTATTGAAATTCAGAAGCCTTGGGCCGTTCATTGTCCCGCGAACCGAACTAATTTTTTTAACTATACATATACTCTTTATCAGCTATGTGTTTTATTAGGCCAAACACAGTATTTACCTTATATTCCATTGCTGAAAGACAGAACAAAACAATTAGAACAAGACATGATATGGAAAAAGGTATGTGAAGATTTAGATTGGGAATTTATACCAACAATATAAAAAATTAACTATGAGAAAGGTGCGTAATAGTATATTTTATTTTCATTTTCTGGCTTTTCTTGTCTTTCTGGATTTTGTGGCTTTTTTTGTCTTTCTCAATTTTCTAACTCCGCCAAATTGTAAATCTTTATCTTTGAACGCATAATCCATTGTTACTGCATATGCATTGATTTCGGCTAATATATTTTCAGGGATAACTCCTCCCTTATGGTCCAAACGAATTGATTCAGATTTCAAGTATTCAACAAAATTATTTTTTCTACCGACTTTGTCCAATTTGAGTATTTCATCATTTGATTGTGCGGATTCAAACCAAGCAATTGCAACATCTTCTACTTTAAATTTTGGATTCATTAATGCATTTAATTTTTGATAAGTTTCATTTTCACATTGTTCCATACATAAAATTTCAACTGTACTTCCTACCGACAAAACAACCCTTTCTATAATGCCTTTGACACAACTCGTTCTATCATTACCGGTTGCATATGCATTACAAGTATCATTTAAAAATGCTAATATATATTGTTCTTTGAAATTAGTATCTTGTTTTGATACAAAACTTACAGTTTTGCCAATCAAATCCTTGTATTCATCAAAAGTAGAATTCTTTATCTTATTGATTACTTTTTTTAATTGCTGTCGCATTGCTAGTTTTACTGCTTCATTTGGAAAAATTTCTGTTATTACTGCATAATATTCTCTATATATGTAATTGAAAATGTTTCCATATTCGGTATCTGGTTCTTTAATTAACGCAAGATATGCATTTTTTATAGATTGAAATTTTGTAAACGCATTGTGAATTTCGAATGCGACACCCGGTATTCCTGGAGCAATGGTTTCTGCTCTAGGAGCAACGGGTTCTGCTCTAGGAGCACGCGGTCTACGTTGTCTACGTTGAGTTACATTTGCAGGAGGTACTTGTTGTCCAAGAAATTGTTCTAGATACGGTACTGCTGGCCGTTGTGGTCTAGGTGCCATTATTCTAGCCATTAGTTCTTCTGCTTCTGCGCGTTCTTCTTGAGTTAGGTCTCTTCTTCTTCTCCCTCTTCTAGTTACATTCGGTGGAGTATTTTCATCAATTAGTTCCATAACAATATATATATTGTTCCTACAATTATTATTTATGAGAAAGGTGTGTAAAAATGATAAATTATTTAATATTATTTATCATTCTTTATTTATAATTAATTTAAGCAACCGGGAATTTAACTAGGTTGAATCCAAGTCCAAGACCAGCTCCTTGGCGTACAGATGAACCCATTGAAGGGATGAATACGTCAAGAATACTGAAAGTCGCAGCAGCAGTTAAAGCGATAATAATAATCTCTTCAACGTTTAATGCTTTCTTAGGGACAAGGACTGCGACGATTGCGACAACAAGACCTTCTACAAGGTACTTAATAGCTCTTTTGATTAGTTCTGCAAAATCGAAAGTTCCGCTCATTATATATTATACTAAAACAAAAAAAAATGCAAAATACTGGAAATTTAAGAGCCTAAATAATTTAATAAATAAATGGAAAAACATATATAAATAGAACTTTTCTAAAAATATATATTCCTAAAATGTCTTTTGAAAGAAAAAAGTTACCGAATGGTTCTAGTAATCCTAAATACGTAGATTTATGTGATGAAGACCAACCAATTGCTGGTCAAAAGTTTGCATGCATGTCATTTATTTCTCCTGAAAAAATACTGAAAAAGCGAGACGTATTTATTTTTGATAGTTTTATCAAACAATGGGATTTTACTAAATCTCTGGCAAAGTTCTTTGATTTTCTACATTTTGTAGCATACAAATATAACTTGGACGTTGAAAAACTAATTGCTGATTTCAATGAGTTTACAAAGGAGGAAGAGTCTAAATTAAAATCGGGAACAGTTGAAGATGACTATAAAGGTTTCTTGGACAAGAACGAAGATAAACTGAACGAGAAATTCAATCGTGAACATTCGTTCCAAACTTCAGTTCGTGGACTAAAAATCAGAGGTGTTTTTTCTACACAAGAAGAAGCTGAATTGAAGTGCAAGAGTTTACGTGAGTATGACCCTAATCATGATATCTTTGTTGGACCGGTTGGTGTTTGGGTTCCTTGGGACCCGGATGCTTATAAAACAGGAAAGGTTGAATTTATGGAAGAAGAGCTCAATCAACTTCATCAGGAGAAACTTAAAAACGAGACAAAGGCCAAACAAGAATTTGAACAGCGCATTAAAGATACCAAGAGAAAAGCAATCGAAGAGAATATTAAATCGGCAGAAAAGAGTGGTAATGTTTTGACACAAACGTTAGATACCGAAGGTAATCTTATTGGAGTTCGTGAAACAATCGATTTTGATGAACGTGAAGCTGCAGAGACAGATACAACAAACATTAGAAACGAGCTATTGAAAGAGACTATGGAAAGAGCCGAAGAACTTTCAAAAAAAAGTGATTAAATTAAACCACAAACTTTTTACATTCAAAACACCTAAATTATGCAGTCCTTATTATTTTTTTTGTTTATTATTTTTTAAATTTGAAGTTTCAGATTTTGTTTGTTGTCTTAGTTCCTCTTGAGAACGTATAGCCTTTTGATTATAAACATCGTGATATTTTCCAAAATATTTTCCTTTGCTCTTTTTTTCCTGTCGCGTCTTTGGGTTATCCATAATTTATAAATAAGAATATTATTTTATTTTTATTTATTCAATAAAGTTACAATCAATTTTTTAGATTCATAAGTGTAATTATTTACCATTTGTTTTTTTTTACTGTTATTTGTGGACCAGAGTTCTTTTTCTTCGCTTTACTTGGGTCATAGGCTTCGTCTTCGTCATCTGAACCCATCCCTTTAGAAGCCTCCCAAAACTCAGCGGAACCAAGTTTGAAATCTGGTCTAGATTCTGCCTTGTACCAAAATATTTGGTCATTTAATTTGTTTGATTTTGCATTATTATTGATAACGAGACATTCAAAATTTTCAGTTGTTTGGTCCATAACACTAGAAAAAGCTTCCAATGTTGGAAACATAGAAGCATAATTTTCCCAAATACGTTTACGATTTGTCATATAAGGTTCTCTAAGAATGAATACATAATCTATATTGGTACGTAAATTTGGAGGAATACCTAAAGGATACTGCATAGTAATAATAAGCATTACTTTCCAATGACGTCCGTTCATAAAAAGAAGACGCATCATTTTATCTCTTGTCCAAGACTGGTCATATAGACAATCATCAAGAATAACAAATGCACGTGGGTCAATACTTGTTTTACGAAAGCTTTCTAATTCTTTATTCATCGTTTTCAACACCAACTTCTGACGGCGAAGAACGTTCTCGATTAGCACAGTGTTATATTCTTCATGAATGAATAGTTTAGGTACATGAGAAGCATAAAAGCCGTTTCCTGCTTCTGTTCCTGAAATAACTGTTCCTATAGGAATATCTTGGTGAAAATACAATAAGTCACGTACTAAATACGACTTACCTGTATCACGTCTACCAATCATAACAATAACTGGACCTTTATTTTCATTTGGCTTGAATGTAATTGTACGCATATCAAACTTTTTTAATTCTAAAGACATTGCTATTCACAAGTTTATTTATAATTATAATAACAAATTAAATTATTTTTGCAAACGTAAACAAATAATAAGTTCAAACTATAAATAATTTATAAGTTTGGATAAATATAGACGAAGTAATATGGCTATATTTGATAAAAAATCAAATGAGAATTCTAAATTTGTTGTAAATTCCCAAAAAACAAAAATTTTTGATATAAGAAATTTAGCAAAACAATTCAAAAAAACGGATGATGATGCAAAAGAAGATTATAATCCTTTTTCTATGAAAACATTTCAAAAATATAATCCAATTTATTCTTCTTTTTTTGATATGCAACTTGGTGACGAAAATAATGTATCTTTGAACCAAATGTATGAATTTATTGATATGGATACTGTTTTAGAAATAAATTCTGAAACAGAAGTAACCAAGCCTGTATTTATCAAATTTTCACCATTGTTAGATCCATTAAGATACATGATTGGAAAATACGACATCAATGACGAAAAAATAAGAACACTTCCATCTTTGTCCGGTAGTGTTTTTCCAAAATTAGAAAATAAAAATAATGCGTCTTATGTTGATTGTTTTTTTAACTATTTAAGTAGTCAACTTCTTAATCATCATGGGTTCTTAAACTCTGTAGACTTTTATGGCTCTTATTTAGCTGTTCAAGATAAGTATAAAATGAATATAGCAGATGATATAGAATATTTACATGGTTCGCCATTTTTTGTTTCAAATATAGGAAAGTTGTTTTCAATTACAGAAAAAAATGAAATGCTTCTTAGTAACTATGGTTCTCGAACAAACAAAAATAAGCTTAACATAAAGAGTGAAAGAATAAATATATCCATTGATAACTTAGATTCTATTAGTAATGATTTTTGCGGTGAAAAAAAAATAGAAGAATCAACTAATACAGGTGGAAATCATGAATTGGTTTATGAAAAAAACTTGTCTGAAAAATCAAAAGGTTCAAATAAATCTTCTTCAACTGATACTTCAAACAACAGTGAGACTAATTATAGCTCTGATGAAGAGGAAGATAAAGAAGATGACGATGAGGATGATGATGAGGAGGATGATGATGATGAGGATGAGGATGAGGAGGATGATGACGATGAGGATGAAGAGGATGCAGAGGATGACGCAGAAAAAGAAATTAGTTGTTATATAAATAACTTTCCAGTTCAAATGATTTGTCAGGAAAAATGTAATGGTACAATAGATAATTTATTTGAAAAAGGTAAACTGGATTCTACAGAAGGTGCAAGTGCGCTATTTCAGATTATAATGATACTTATCGTTTATCAAAAAGCCTTCCATTTTACTCATAATGATTTACATACAAATAATATAATGTATATCAACACTGATATTGAGTTTTTATATTATGAATTGAATGGTAAAAAATACAAAATTCCAACATATGGGCGTATTTACAAAATAATAGATTTTGGAAGAGGAATCTATAAATTCAATGGAAATATTTTTTGCAGTGATAGTTTTTCAAGTGGTGGAGATGCGTATACTCAGTATAATTTTGAACCATTCTTCAATAAAAATAAACCTAGGTTAGAACCAAATTATAGCTTTGACCTGTGTCGTCTTGGATGTTCAATATATGATTTTATAATTGATGATGATGAAGAGTTTGACGAAATGGATGAATTTCAAAAAACAATATATAGATGGTGTTTAGATGATAATGGTAAAAATGTACTTTATAAAAAGAACGGTGATGAAAGATATCCCAGTTTCAAATTATATAAAATGATAGCGAGAACTGTGCATAACCATCTTCCACAATCTCAATTGGAATATCCGTTTTTTAGTAATTTTCAAATAACTGATAAAGAATGGGAAAAAATAGACAAGAAAGAACAAGTCTTGATAGTATGTATTGATAAAATACCATGTTACGCAAATAATTCGTTATAATTCAGAATTAAATATTTAGGTATTTATTATCAGATATTCTAATGGAGAAAGTATTTATTATATCTATATTCGTTACTCTTCTTTTTTGTGTTGTCAAGTTTTTAGAAATGAAATTCGTAGATAAAGAAATAAAACCTCTCAAATATGTTGTTCGTGATTCTTTAATTGTCTTACTGTGTACATCGGTCGCAACAACTGTTGTTTTCAATATGAACAATAGTATTTCGGAATTTTTCAATGTTGTAACAGATAGTAAAACTATTAATCCATCTTCAACGGAAATTTTTACAGATGCACCTGGTTTTTAATTCGTCCAAATAATATAACGTTGACATGGCGTATATTAAAGGATAGACCGTAATAATATAATTATTGAAATTATATTATTCTTTACACCATTGAAGATTTACAATAGTTAACCTTATATTCTAAAACAATTTTTTATTACAGATTTTACTTTTGGTTGAAATAAAATTAATTTAATACAAGAATCAATTAATCTTTCAAATCCAGCTTTTTGAATTTCATCAGGCACTAAATTGTATTGTTTTTCAATAAATTTATATAATTCTTTTATTAAAGATGCTAGATTTTCGGAAGTCAATTTTTCATTAACTACACTACTATTATTCATAATATCAGTTATTATAAAAAGAATTTCTGGAATATCATAACAATCAATTTTACCGTCTCGCATTATGTTATCAATTGAAGTTTTCATACGTTTTGTTGTTGCATCATCTAGCATTATCTTGTCAATCAAATAGGCTACTTTGAATTCTTTGCTCATTTATATTATATAAATTAATTAAATATATATAATAGACGCAGTTGTCTCATTTGAATTCTTCAATTTTGTAAAACGTCTATTTTACTAAATAGTAGGATAGAAAGGGTTTAAAATTATTTTAATATATTACAATTATTATTGTAAATGGAGAATCAATTAAAAAAACCAACGCGTTCATTGAGTTTGGGTGGGAGGTTCAGAACTGAAGAAATAAATAAAATTATATCAAAAACACAAAATTATAGCGATTTATTAATATTTTATATTGACTATATTAGAAATTATAAAGAACTATCCGAAGAAAATATTAAGAATATAAAAAACTTTGATGATGATAGTAAAATGTTATTGATTAAGGAATACAATATAGCTATAAAGGCAGTAAATAGTTTATTAGAATAATAAAAAATATGAGTTTTTACACCTTTGGACAATTAAATCGTCGAATCCGGTAATCTATCAGTCAAACCGGTAATGTTACCTATGACATTTTTATTATAACTCTTCAAAGTCTATAAATGGGTCATTGGACGAAACAGCGTTTCCAGCAGTGTCTATATCTAGTACATCAAACCCAGATAAATCCACCGTTTCCATAATTTTAATTGTATCGTCGTCGTCAGAATCTTCTTCTAACTTACGTTGAATAGACCTCTCCATACTTATTTTTTCCAACTGTTCTATTGTTTTTGGGGCGCTAACTTCTTTTAAACTATCGTGTTCATCAAGTACAGAGTCGGTGTCATTGAATGTAAGTCGAGTAATAACTGGCTCATTATCAATATTTTTTATAGAAGGAACAACTTCAGGAATTTCCTCTTCTTTATTAGGAGGAATTTCTGAAACAGGTTCTTCAGTTAGATTATCAGTTCCATCGGCATTTTTAAGTACAGGGTTTTCAATATTATCGATAGTAACTTCTTCTTCTTGCTCAACACTTTCATCCAAATAAGCACGAATAATTGACTCTGTTGGTATGCTGTCACGTATGGAAATCAATATGCACTCTTGTACAATAACTTCTAACTCACGGTTGTTTTTCTGAACTTGTAAAGGAGAAATATTCTTTTCAAATAGATAAACGTTCATATAAATTTTACGAGCCGCATGAATATAAACTTTGTGAATAAACGAGTCTAATTTTGGTATAGATATATCTATTTTCTTTTGTTTATTTCCTACACGAATACTAGTAAGAACTTTCAATTGAATAATATGAACACATGTGATTAAATCTTCTAAATAGTTACAAGCACTTCTTTCAATAATTCTTTTTCGCTCTTCTTCAATAATAATAGCATTCCATTTTGGTACACGGCATAATAAATTTTGAAATGTCATTAAATATTTACCAACTTCATCATTATCAATGCACATTTTCCATGACTCATTGAAGATTGAACGAAACCCTTCTAAAACTAACGGCGTAAAGATACTAACTAAACGTGCACACCACTCATTCCGAGATTCTTGTAAATTAGAAATAACAAAGTCATCCATTGTAAGTCAATACTTATTCTATTGAAATACTTTTTATATAGTTTTTTAACGAAAAAAAATAAAATCCAGCATGTAAAAAATTAATAACTTTTCACATCTATATTCAGATTTGATTTTGTTAAACTCCATTTGATGCCTTGTAACATTTTCTTCGTTCCACCAACCCGACGCTTCTATAAATTTCATTAGATCTAAACAAGATATTCCGTTTTCATAAAAAATAGTAGATAACTGTGTAAAGTCATTATGAGTTAAATTTTTATAGTCTTTTGGATTATACAAATTGTTTTTAATCCACTCTTGTTTTTCTCTTTCATGATAAGAAAAATCCATCTTTTGTTTTAAGTTATATTGATGTAAGTTGAGAACCTTACTATTTTCAATATGTTCAGGTACATAAATCTCACAAAATCTTGATAATATTGGATTCAATAACTTATTTTTGTTCTCGACTATAATAAAAAAACGTGTATTATAACTAAATAATTCAATACATCTACGCAGTGCAGACTGTGCATCAATTGTTAAAAAGTCGGCATTCATCAATATAATAGTTTTAAAGAGAACCCCTGAACTCGATTGAATATTTGATTTTGCAAAAAATTTTAATTCTTCTCTTATAAATTTGATTCCCTTGCCATGTGCACAGTTTACAAACATTACATTTGTTTTAATTTTTTGCTTATCATTATTATAAATTTTATTAATAAAGTCATAAACAATTGTCCTCTTACCTGTTCCGGAAGAACCATGAAATATTATGTGTGGAACTTTATTATTCTTTAAGAAATAGTCTATCTTTTTTTGAATATTTTCATGTATTGGAAGATAGTTTGGAGAACATTGTATTTCTATATTATTATCCTTTTTTTTTTCAATAAAAAAGTTTTTAAGGTTTTGTTCTTGAGTATTATTCATTATATAAAAGTCATGATTCATATATTTATTTCTTTTTTAAAATAACTATATAATTATTCAATAAAAGCTATTACTACAAAACTTCAGTATAGACCTTAATTAATTGAATCAAGTTTTGTAATTTGTCCTAGCTGTTTTGTAAAGGCAAATCTTTCATGGTACATTGTTTTTCTGCGTAGGTTACAAGTTAAACATGCAATTTTTAAATTATCCCTATTATGTCCGAAGTTATTATCCACTCTTTCTAGTGTCCATTGTGTTGGGGTTCGACTAGGTTCATATAAAACCTGTACTTTTTCTTTACAATAAAAACATTCAAGGTCAGAATCTACTAATAATTTTATAGCAGTTTTGAAATCAATAAATTTATTTTCATCTAATTTTTTTTTAACAATATCTTGATGACGATAACCATTCAATTTATTTGTTATTTCTGATACATATATCTCCATATGAGGTGTAAGGGGGTGATTTTCATGTATTTTTTTTATATTTTCTAGTTGACTAGTGAACAAAAAATCCGATTCTTCAAAATTCCATTTGTTTTTTGTAACAACCTTCCTTATTCCACTAGTATTGCGAGGATTTATTTTTCTTTCAACTATAATTATTTTTTTAGTATTATCGTCAGAACATTCATTCATCGTTTTTTTATAAACTATAAATGTTTTTATTCCATTTTTATAATAAATAAAAAACTAAATAATAAATAAAAAGGAGATAAAAGTATAATTCCTTATTATAATATAAAGAGAAACTTGTTTAAATATGGATTCTTCATCAGCCGCAGATGAGACAAAAAATATAACTACAACCGAACCTCCTGCTAATAAAAATCCAAATATTTCATTGAATGAAATGAACTATAATGCCGTTGATTTAATACTAGAAAAAGAAAAACAGCATAATAAAACTGAAACGTGGAACAAGTTAGACAAAACTGATAAAATTCAAAAACTTCATGCGTTTGCAGAAAAGTATGGAAAAACAAATAATCTTCCCGTAAAAGATATAAAAGCCTTGAAAATGTTTTTTATTGATTGTCTGGAAAAATTAAAGCTTCAAAAGGCAAAAGATGTTGTATATGACAAGGAAGCTAGAGAAATTTCTAGTATTCCATCACTACATTTCAACGTTACTTCAAAGTCTTTTACTCTCAAAATAATGGACGCTAAAAGAGTATCTACTTTGAAATCCCTCACACCAAAAAGAACTATTAGTAAAAATAAATTGGATGATAGTCTGAATAATGTTTAGAGTGATGCAGATTTTGAAAAATTGATTTTCGGTTATCCTTTTGAATAATACGACATATGAATCATCATATTATTTCTAAAAATAATATGAATATATCCGACTATATTAATATATTCAAAGATTATAAAGAATTTATGGACGTAATTTCCAAATCAGAAAAGTGTATAAATAAAAAAAGCGTATTAGAAAGTAAGGAAAATATACATTACGTAGATAGCAGTGGCTCTGACGATGACAATGACGACGCTTCAAGTATCCAATTATGGATAAGCAATTTATCTGAAAACGAAATTTTTGAAGTAGAGAATTCTGTTTATGAAATGATTGGTGACTACATTCAAAATGAAATTGGTATAATGTCTTTGCCTAATTTTCATGAGTTGATGAAAACAGAAATTACGGAATTTCTATTTGAAAACTTGACAGATTCTAAATTGTGTAAAGAAGATGACTACGACGAATTGAAAGAATTAGTAAATACGACATGTGAATCATTTTTTGAAATGAATCTGAATATACCACCTCGTTCCTATAAGTCCACCTTTACTTTTGAACCACTTTCACAAGAAAAACATAACAAAATGGCATCCAAACTCGAATTTCTTGCAAGCATTGACCAACCAAAACAGCGAAGTGAAGAATGGTATAAATTTAGACATGGACTCATAACAGCTAGTAATATTTGGAAAGTTTTTGGTAGTCAATCGCAAAAAAATAGTTTGATTTATGAAAAATGCAAACCATACAATGAACCATCTGAAGTCCAATCGTTTAATGTAAATGTACTCTCACCGATGCATTGGGGAAATAAATATGAACCACTTACTATCATGCTTTATGAAAAATTATATAACACACATGTTTCCGATTTTGGTTGTATTCGCCACTCACAATATCCCTTTATCGGAGCATCTCCTGATGGAATTAATACAGACAAAGAATCGAGTAGATTTGGGAGAATGGTTGAAGTTAAAAACATTTTCAATCGTGATATAACTGGAATTCCGAAAGAAGAGTACTGGATACAGATGCAAATCCAAATGGAAACATGTGATTTAGATGATTGTGACTTTATTGAAACACGATTTAAAGAATACGAATCAAACGATGATTTTTACAAAAATGAACCAGAACGTAAATACAGAGGAGTTGTTTTATACTTTGTTGAAAAAGTAATTGATTTATCTATTATTTCTAACGCTCCTCACTATGTTTTTATGCCACTAGACATTCTTTTAGAAAAAGAAGAAGTTGATTTATGGATTAAAAAAACATGTCAAGAGTTACAAAAGACCCATTCTCTTTATGAGGCACAATACTGGTATTTAGATGAAATTTATGTAGTGCTTGTTAAGAGAAATAAAGACTGGTTCAAATGTAAAGTGGACGAAATTGAATCTATTTGGAAAACAATTGAACACGAAAGAGTTGAAGGGTATGAACATCGAAACACCAGAAAGAAACCAATCGTTTTACATGACGAAAACTCTACAAGCCAAACAATTCAAAATTTATCACTGCAAAATAGTATTTGTTTAATTAAATTAGACGAAAATGGCGAGCCATTATAAAAGGTTATATTTAAGGTCTATCCGTGGATTTGTAGCCAAATGACTACAAAACTACGTTAGAGCCATATCCTTTTGGCGGATAAATATTTTATCCACCAAAAGAGATTAAAATAAGATAAGAAAAAATGACATAAACAAATAGACATATATTATACTATATATATGTCTACTCACTTGAATATGGAGTCAGTTACAGTGTCAAAACCTTTTTTTTCTGATAACGTTGAAATGAACGTAACAAAAAGAAATGGTAATATTGAAACTGTATCTTTTGATAAAATTTTAAATAGAATAAAAAATATTGGACAAGAAGTTGGTATTCAATTGAACTATACCAATCTTGCTATGAAAGTAATTGACCAATTGTATGACAAAATTTCAACTACAAAGATTGACGAGTTAAGTGCAGAACAATGTGCGTCGATGGCATCTATTCATCCAGACTATAATGTTCTCGCTGGAAGAATTGTTGCATCAAATCATCATAAAAATACATCCGATAAGTTTTCAGAAGTAGTTAATGAACTTTATTTCAATGATGACAAACATGGCAAACATTTTCCGCTTGTTTCTCATGAGTTGTTTAATACAGTCTGCCAGAATAAGGATGAACTAGATTCAATGTGTGATTATTCTAAAGATTATTTGATTGACTACTTTGGTTTCAAAACGTTAGAACGTGCTTATTTGATTCGAAAAAATAAAAAAATTCTAGAGCGACCACAACATATGTGGCTTCGTGTTGCTATTGGGATTCATACCGATGATTTAGTACGTGTGAGAGAAACATATAACTTAATGTCGAATAAGTACTTCACTCATGCAACCCCGACGCTTTTCAATGCGGGAACGCCTCGTCCACAATTGTCATCCTGTTATTTGTTATCCATGGAAAGTGATAGTATTGAAGGTATCTATAATACTTTGAAAGATTGTGCTTTGATATCTAAATGGGCAGGTGGTATTGGATTACATATTCATAATGTTCGGGCATCGGCTAGTCATATACGCGGAACAAATGGCTCGTCTAATGGCATTGTTCCTATGTTGCGAGTTTTCAATAACACAGCTCGTTATGTTGACCAAGGTGGAGGAAAAAGAAATGGTTCATTTGCTATCTATTTGGAGCCATGGCATGCAGACATTGAATTATTCCTTCAAATGCGTAAGAATCATGGTGACGAAGAATTAAAAGCACGTGACCTATTCTATGCTCTATGGATGCCCGACCTCTTTATGGAGCGTGTCAAATCAGGTGGAACGTGGACGGTTATGTGTCCAGATGAATGTCCAGGATTGTCAGATGTCTATGGAGATGAATTCAAAACATTGTATGAGTCGTATGAAACATCAGGAAAGGGACGCAAAACATTGAATGCAAGAGATTTATGGTTTCAAATATTAGACGCACAGATGGAAACTGGAACACCTTATATTGTATATAAAGATGCTGCGAATAAAAAGTCAAATCAGAAAAACGTTGGAACAATTAAGTCAAGTAATTTATGTTCAGAAATTATTGAATACAGTGATGATAAAGAAACCGCAGTTTGTAATCTCGCAAGTATTGCTCTTCCTGCGTTTGTAGATACATCTTCTGGAACACCAGTTTTTGATTATAATAAGCTTCATGATATTGCTCGTGTAGTTACATATAATCTTAACCGTATTATCGACGTTAATTTTTACCCAACTGAAAAAACCGAGAGAAGTAATATGCGTCATAGACCCATTGGTATCGGTGTTCAGGGCCTTGCCGATGTTTTCATGTTAATGGGCTTTTCATTTACGAGCCCAGAAGCAAATAAAATGAACAAGGATATATTTGAAACTATTTATCATTCTGCTCTAGAGGAATCATGTGAAATAGCCATTCGTGATGGATATTATGAGACATTTCCAGGGTCGCCCGCGAGCGAAGGAATCCTTCAATTTGATATGTGGAATGTGGACCCGGGTTCAGAGAGATACGACTGGTCTGACTTGAAATCACGAATTCAAAAATATGGAATTCGAAATTCGCTTCTTCTTGCGCCAATGCCAACTGCGTCAACTTCACAAATTCTTGGATATAATGAATGTATAGAACCTATTACTAGTAACATTTATAGTAGACGAACAATTGCTGGTGAATTCATCATGGCCAATAAATATTTGATGAACGACTTAATCAGTCTTGATTTATGGAATGAGAAAATAAAAAATAATATTATTGCGAACAACGGAAGTGTTCAACAAATCGAAGTAATTCCTTTAGAAATTCGTGAGAAATATAAGACTGTATGGGAACTACCTATGAAAAGTTTGATTGATATGGCGGTAGATAGAGGTGCGTTTATTTGTCAGAGTCAGAGTTTGAACTTATGGATGGAAGACCCAAATTACAACAGTCTAACTTCAATGCATTTTTATGGCTGGTCAAAAGGTTTGAAAACAGGAATTTACTATTTGAGACGAAGAGGACGTCACCAGGCACAGCAGTTTACTATTGAACCTGATAAAAAAGATGGTTCGATACAAGAGGAAGATGAAATTTGTGACATGTGTAGTGCATAACAAGTATGTGTTATTTTTTTGATTCAGAGCTTGTCATACAACTAGAAAGAGTTATTGGAACAAAGTCTTTCATAAAAGTCGGTCTTAAATAATACGCTCTTGTCTTAGGTGCATCTCCGCCGGCACCTTTTGTTCGATTTTGTAAGTATTTTCCTATTCCAGATGTTCCATCTAATGTTCCAGTCTCTATAAAATGTTTTTGTAATGTCTCATAGTCAATTTTTAATTGTTCAAATATATCCCTATGAAATGGATGTGTTAAATCAATAATAGTAGGTCTTAAATAAATAATTCTATCCCCTTCACGTAAATATGGAATATATAATACTTTTGTTAACTTCTTGAAACATCTTGAATTTTCAAATGTGTCATCTCTGAGAGATTCTTTTGATAACATAGTAACTGCTATGGTTTCTTTCGGAACATAATCACACTTTTTTGTTTCTTTGATTGGAAAAACTTTTACTTCACCATCCAAACAATCTAAACAGGCAGAACTAGTAGGAATTCCAGTTAAACTTTCCAAGTAGCTGCCGGCTTTTCCTTTATTTTTATCTTTTGGTAAATCAAAATATTGCTCAGAAATTTCTATAACTTTATCGTGTACAAATTGAATTGTGGGTCGAATGACATCACAAATTTCTTTGCAAACTTTTTTCTTTTTTGGCGACACCGCTGAACTCATTGTGGGTGATAATCTTCTTGTCGCTGAAGCTGCTATGGATAACACTGACGTACTAGTTTGTTTTCTTCTTTTGGTTTTTGTTTTATTAGAACTACTCGAATTTGACTCTAAAGTGCTCGATTTTAAATCTTCCATATTATACATTTATGTGATAAAAAAATAATCAATTTTTTATTACATCTCAATATAATTTACAAAAGTAACAATGTATCTACTATTTATTATTTAATTTCAATAACACCTTTCAACATATGATTATACTTGGCGTCATGAATTTCTTTATGAAGTCTTATTCGCAAAAAACAACGTAGACAAACAAGTGAGTCTACTAAAGAATTATGTAAATTTTCCGGAGTGGTTCTAAACAAAGTATAATACAGCTCTCCAAGTCTCGGAAACTTCTTGAATTTTTTTGATGGGTCATTTTTACTTTCCATCATTATGTTACATAAATGAATACTTTCTTTCATAGTGCAGTGCACGTCGATACCCTTCGATTTCAAAAACACTGGGTGGAATACATTCAAAATTTGTGGAATTCTAATTTCAAGATTTTTGAAATTTCTCTCAATCTCAATTTCAATCATTGTTCTGTCAAAGTCAATATTATGTGCGACAATACAGTCAACAGATGAATATTCTTTATAAAACTCACATAAAACATCAGAAATTAAAACCCCCTTTTCTTTACAAAATTCTTTTGTAATACCAGTTATTTCTGTTATTTTTTCACTAATATCAACATTCTCCGGAATATTGATATATGCATTGTATTTCTTTTCAATATAACATTCTCTCACATTGTATATAATAAAACTGAGCTGAGTTATGTAAGGCATATTTTCCAATTGAGGTTTTATTTTTGTAATTGGGTCTTTCTTTGGTAGAAGACCAGTTGTTTCTACATCAAAAACCATAACCCTACGATACTGTTTATTTGGATTGTATTTTGCTAATTTTATTTTTTCTTGACACTTTGATTTTGTTTCTATTGTATCCTCAATTGTTTCGGTTTTGTTCTCAAACGCTTCTCTTTCAAAGTCAATCGCTTCTCTTTCAAACTCATTCAAAGAATCTTGTCTGTCTCCATAAACAACTATCTTACTGTTTTCATCTTTTTCTTTTTCTGACATCTCGTGTTGTTTTCTAAGAAACGTATAATATGCCATTGACATTTCCATTTTTGATAAGTAAATTCTAAATTTGATTAGAGTTATATTACTTATTTTGAATCAATTTTTTATGTTATCGTATTTTTAATTATTCTAATAAAATATATAAATAAAAACTGTTATCAAAATATAATATGTCAACAACAATCACATTTGTTTCAGCCATTTTAAGAAAAGATGCAGGACAAAATATAGGTGATGTACTTATACATTTTACAGTTCTAGCATCAAGCGGAATTAGAATATGTCTCTTTGTTTCTAGTGAGTTTGAAGAAGATGTTCGACATGGCGTTTCGGGATTTCCTAACGTGTATGTAATGGCTACAAAAGATGTTTCTGATAGCTGGATTTCAACGACTGTTTCAAATATGGGTGAAACTATTGAACTACCAAATAATCGAAATGAAGAAAAAGATACAAAAGAGTTTATTCTTTCGGGACATGTGAAACATGAAATTCTTCTGGACGTAATCGAGAAAAATCCATTTCAAACAACTCATTTTGCATGGATTGATTCTGATATTGCAAAAATTTTCAAAAACAATAATGAATCTATTTCTTTTTTACAGTGGTTACACAAAATAACATTTTCAAAATCGTTTATTACATTTCCTGGATGTTGGGCCAAATTAGAGAAAGATAAAACGAATGACGTATTGAATTCTGTAAACTGGAGATTTTGTGGTGGATTTTTTATGGGTGATAAAGAATCTATTCTGAATTTTTGTAATTTGTATAAGAAAAAAATAGTAGAATTTCTAGAATTGCATAAAAAACTAGTTTGGGATTTCAATTTTTGGGCTTGGATGGAAACGTTTTGTGAAGACGAATGGAATCCTATTTGGTATAGAGGAGACCATGACGGCAGTATACTTATTTCATCTGCAGATTTTTATACGCGTGTTCTTGAAAACATAACACGTAAGGTTGAATATCAATATCCAGTAATTGAAACATATTATCCAACGTCTGCATCTTATTTATATTATAACAACGCTCATTTATTGAACACACGATATGTGAACTATTGGATTTATCCTAACGGTTCTTATCTTTTTAACAGTGGTACCAAATTGATTGAGAATAAAAACATGTTGTCGGAATTGAATGATGAAAATCTGGAGCCGAAATATTATAAACAGGTGGAAGAAAATTTGAACTTGAACGTTATTGATACATTTTCAAAAGGATTGGAAGATATTCGACTATATGAATATGACGGACATGTAAAATATGTTGCAACAACCGCTGGTTACTCGGATAGTGGTAAGAGTCGAATTATTGTTGGAAATTATGATGTTGAAAAAGCAGAAATATGTGACGGAACTATAATTCAACCACCCGATTCGAACGCCAATAGTTGGTGCGAAAAAAATTGGATTCCGATTATACGTAATAATAAAATTATGCTAGGCGATGGAAGTATAGTTGAACAAGAAGAAGAGTTGTTTATTTACAAATGGTCTCCAATGGAGATAGGAAAAATAGACTATGAGAGTAAACAACTTAAAATAGTTCATAAATATGAAGTCAATTTCCCATTATTTAGTAAGATTCGTGGTTCTTCTCTTTTTTACGAAACAGACGCTGGTTTGATAGGCGTTGTTCATTATAGTGAAGAACACTCACCAAGACATTATTATCATATGTTAGTTTTATTAGAAAAGGATAGTTTTATTCCTATTCGATACACAGAGACATTTTGTTTTGAAAAACTGGGAATCGAGTTTTGCCTAGGGTTTACTATCAAATATTCCGAAGATGTTGTATGTAAAGATGGGGAGCCTTGGGACGACGAATTACAAGATGAATATGTATTTTGGATTTCTAGACATGATAGAGACCCTATGATGATTTGTGTCGGAGTGGATGAAATAAAATGGATGTGATTACACAATTTTCAAAAGAATATTCATTCATAAAAAATAGAAATAAGAAATGTAGGAGGATAGAATATATTATGAAAGAAATTGATATAATGGAAGGCGGTGCTATGGGAGAATATACTAAAAAAATATTAGATAATTTCAAAAATAGTTCAGTAACAAACTATGAAAAAACCGGAATAATAGATGAGAGAAAGCGCTATGATGTAAATGGCGAACCTGTAAAAATAGACAAGGAAACACTACAAAAATTGTTTGCTATCAGATTTATATTTAGTGTTAAATTCCTTAACGGGTTTAGAACACTACCTGGTATTGAAATTCCAGCATTTTTAAAAGAATATTATAGTGCTGAAGGTAAACCAGATTGGTCAAAATTATTGGATTTTTTGAAACTCACGCCAAATGAGCTATTAAAAAAAGAGGGGGTTTATAAAATTATTACAGATTTTGAAAGCAAACTGTTAGGTGATGAATACGAAAGCAAGATTCAAAAAATTATTAATGAAAAAAAAGCAATAGATGAGGAAAACACAATCGCTTTTTTTAAACTAATACTTTTTTCTGATATTGAAAATGCCCGAAAAGATTCCTTTGGATATAGTATTATAAGAGAAAGAATAATCGATTTTAAAATAAATCCTTACATTCATAAATATTTTTTTAAAATTATATATCCTATTTTAAATAGTCAAAAATACAAAAACAATAAACTACAAAATTTTAAAAAGGGTTTGGTTGAATTAAATGAAGAAAGGTTAGAAGTGGAAGCAGAACAAAACGGGTTAGCAGTGGAAGCAGAACAAAACAGGTTAGCAGTGGAAGCAGAAGAAAAAAGAGTAGCAGAACAAAACAGGTTAGCAGCGCTTGAAGTAGAAAAAGAAAGGTTAGTAGAAGAAGAAAAAAGAGTAGCAGCAGAAGAAGAAAAAAGAGTAGCAGAAAGTAACGCTGATATTATTTTGAATGCATTAAAAATTCTTTTTACTTTTACTCCAATAATATCATCCGCCACATCATCCACGTTATCATCGACATCATCACTAGTTCGTGGAAAGTTTGTAATAAAAGAAGATGACAAAAGAAAATTACATTTTGAAGAAATCGATAAGGATAATATTCCAGAAATAAAAAATTTAGATGAGTGTAATGTAAGTGACTATGTTTTTTCTTTCGATGAACAATATTTCATGGAAGTAAAAGAAAGTAAACCAGTGTTTTATGTAGAAAAAATAATACAAACTATCTAATAATTCATATAAATACAATTTATTTGTATGAATATAATTCTTTATAACATAATGAACTTTGTTCTTGCGTGTATAAAAATACCTATTGAAATTCGTGAAGATGGTTCTACTAATCCAATGGTAGACCGTTCAGAAATTGAATTTTTAAAATGTGATGAACTTCCACCTAAAAAAAATGACCCGAATGCTTTTGTTATTGAAAAACTTTCTTCATTTTTAACTTCACAAAAATCAACTAACGAAGCGCACAACAAGATAATGACGGAAGAAAGTAACCAAAAAGAAACTTCAACTCCATCCAACTTTTCTTTTTCTGAAAAAATTACAGATACAGAAAAAGAACAAATAGTAAAACTTTTTGTTACGAAAGATGAAATAAACAATATTAATAAAAAACGCGGTCAAACTGTAACTTTCAAAAACAACATCAAAATAAAAAAAAACCGAACGTTCACAGAGAAAATGCGCCCATCACTTATTGCAAAGGACGAGGTCGTTGATTAGGCTCAATCACCAAAGGGTCAGGCATAACAACAGGTAATCTATTGATTATATTTAAACTTTGTAGGCTACGTATTTCTGCAATCGGTTTTTCTTGAGGAGTTACTAAATTATTAGTACCAATCCCATACAAAAATGACTCAATGTCACAACTGTTTCTTGATAATTCCGTAGGAACCATTCTTCCTGTTAAAAGACCATCGCCTGGAAATAAAGATTGTATAGGTTTACCAGTTTGACTATTTTCATACGTTAAATAATTGAAAACTCGTTCTTTCGCAATTTGGTCACATTTATAATTTCCCGGCTGGTTTCTATCACGAGTGGACGCCATTTATATATAGATTATATATTATCTTTTTTCTAATTTATCTTTTAATTGTAAATAATAAATACAAGATTCATTGAACTGTTCTTGTGACTCTAGAAATACACAAATACAAGGATGAATTAGGTAGAGGTAATCATAAGAAAAGAGAACAATTTGACCAATGCTTGCGTCAGTGGATATCATTTTTGCTGCAGCTAAAGTATATAGAGTTTGAAATAAAGGGTTTTGTTTGGTTAACTCATATAACTCTAGCATCGTATCACTAATTTTGTCAGAGTCATACAATATCTCATCTATGGTTTCTTCATCTAACTCTTTCATATTATACTTGCTTTCTAAACCTTTCAAAATTTCTTCAGTATCCATTCGGAATAAACTACGTAATATTTTACGGTACTCAATATTAGAATTGTATTCTATTAAATGACTAGAGGTATCGTATGTTTCCATTTGTATTTTGAATAGTAAAAAAGTATTTATATTATTTGTTAAAGATAATATAAAAATCAGCGGGTTGGAGGTTATTTCAAATTTTTATTTACGAGAACGTTTTGCGGAACGTTTCTTTGAGGATTTTCTTGCCTTCTTTGATTTTTTGGTTGACTTCTTAGTCTTCTTGGTCTTCTTTGATTTTTTGCCTCCTACATTTTGTTGTTGCTGTTGCTTTTGCTTTTGCTCTTGTTCTTGTTGCTCTTGTTGCTTTTGCTCTTGTTGCTTTTGCTCTTCTTGTTCTTGTTCTTGTTCTTGTTCTTCTTGTTCTTCTTGTTCTGACTTACCACCTTTTTGTAAAGTGGCACTTTTTCCTGTGATTTCTGCAAGAGCAGGTGACAAGGAAGTTTTTGAGAGAGAATTTTCTATTGCGGACGTTTCTAACTTATCAGACATATTATATATTATACTAAGAAATAAGTAAATACTTGAAATATATTTTTACTAAAATGTTTTTAATAAGAATTATCAGAAGGACGGTGATTTTGTCTAAATACAGAATCTCCTGACATTTCTCTGGACGCAATACCTCCTCTTACCCACCCCTCTAATGCAGCTTCTTCTACTGTATTTTTCGGGTTCTGAACGCGCTGAACCATATTATCGTCGCTTGGATAAATTGTATAACCAGAAAATGATTTTTCCGATATAGCATTTACACTCTTTTTCTCGTTAACTATTTCACCCTGTTGTAATTGTGATTCAAGTGAAGGATTACACGACCCTCTTCCTAAATAAGGAACAGTAGCAAAAGGTCGCTGCATGAGTTGTAACTTTTCTAAAGGTCTTTCATTTTGAGTGTTAATCATCAATAGAGAGTCCATATCAATGACATTTCCACTTAATCCGTTACCATGGGCAATTCCGCTAAACATAACATTTGGCTGTTTTGTTGCGAAATTAACATGGGAATCAGATAAAACATCCCCTCCATAACTTGATAACATGTAGTTTGCAAATTTTGTATTTGATACAGTTTGTTGTGTTGAATCGGTATCATCTGTACCAATTCTTCCCATTTTGTCGAAAAAATAATTGTTAATAGTTGCCATTTGTATATTATTATATTATACAATAACATATAAATGTTTGATATAAACCTTTAAATATTTGAAATTTTGTAATAAACTGTGGAAATACCTCTCCATACAGTATCAATCATCCATTTGAAATAACCGTCTACATTTCTACAAGAATAATGAGAACCAAGAGTATCACAGTCTTCAGAAATATAATCCATAATAAGAAGTAGTCGTTCTCCAGTTTTTATTTCAACCTTATGTAAACAGTTTTCAGCTTCTATAATCACGCCCATATTTTCTTCAAACCTAATGGTTCCATGATTTGCTATAGTAAATCTTGTGTCGGATGTATCATAAATAGGAATGAGAACACGATATTGTTTTATATGACTTCCGTATCTTTTTCGATCCTGGTGTAAATTTTCATAATAGTTTGCTTTCATTCCGCCAAAATAATATCTAATCCAACATCGTTGTTGGTCGATAGAATTTACAGGGAATAATTTGTGACCTACTATTTTTGATAGTTCATCCAGAAACCTTTGTTCTCTATAAAAAGAAAATTCAATATACTCATTCAGATTCTTGTTTTTACGTGCTGTTTCTAAATAATTATTCTTCAATTTTTTTAAACAATCATATTGTAATATATTTGGTATAATAAAATAACCATCTCCTTTTACTATATTTGAGGTGTTTAATTTGCAATTTATGAGAACCTCACCTTCTTTTTTTTTATAAATAAATATTGGTATAACAAGAAAAGCTAAAATTATAAATATCAAAAATATTATTAACAAAGCAAACCAATCTTTCATACTATATTATCTGTATATTTATTTATTATTGAAAGAGATTAAGTTTGATGACGTGACAAATTACGTGCGGCGGCAAACATATTTCCTTCTTTTGCAGATATCATACTACCAAAACAAAATTCTGCAAAACCGGTTTGGTCATTTGGAATAGTAGTGGACGGATTTGATACAAACTGTCGCATAGATTGTTCAAATTCTAATTCTTCACCCAATCCTTTGAATAGTTTATCAGTAATTGTTGGGTCATCTGGATGTGCATCACGAACAAGTTGTTTTGCTTGTCCTAAAATATCTTGTCCCACTTTTTCATTATAAGAAGGTGCCGCGGGTTTTTTGTTTGGGTTATAGTCATAATCAGAAATTAATACATTAGAAAAAGGGTTTTTAGCGGTTGGTTGGTCGAATATTTCATTCGAATCTTTAATATTTATATTGTTCGTTTGGAGAGCTTTCAACCCAGGCCCTTCAAATCCTTCTATAAATCCAGTTAAGGATACTTTTTTGGCTTCATTTCTTTCATCTTCTCTTTTTTGATAATTATATAAAAGGAAAATAGAAGCAAGAGTTATTATTGAAATAATAAGCAAACGAATATTTTGAGAAAATATAAAACCAAAAACAGTTAAAAAAATGACTAAACGTGATACTGCGTTCATCTTTTGTTCATAACTCATATTTTCGGTAGGGTAAAATTCCATAATAAACTCTTGTTTAAATAGAACGTTTGGGTCATCTGACCAAAATGGGATTGATACTTTACTTTTTTCTGTAGAACCATCATTAATTATACACTTTGTATCGTCATTAATGTTATCAGATATATCTGTGTAAGAAGACATTATATATATTATTTGATATATAATGTATATCTATTTTTTTATTGGTTTTCAATCGACAACGCCCAATAAATATAAGTGATATAACTCATGTCCTAAATGTTTATTTTGTTATTTTAATGTATAATTAGCTTTTGTTTAATACATTTATTATCTATTTGTAGCGTGTCGCATTTTTTTTCTTCTGGTACAATTTGTAAAATACATTTTGATTTTTCCCCATAAAGTGGTTCTACACAACCTGTCTCGTCTTTGTTATTATTATCCCATTCTTTTATATCTTTCTCTATTTCCGTTGTAGGTTTTGTACACCTTGCTCTAAAATGTTCATAACGCTCTCTAACCTCTTCGTATGAAAGCCCTGATTTCTTTTTCAACATTTTGTTTATAACTTCATGTAATTTATAAATGTAACGCGAAAATGTATCACGAGATGACATATCTTTTATTTTCAAAGGTAGTTTTTTGAAATTTTTGCGTAGGTTCATCCTACATTTTCCACATGGCAGTACATTTTTCAAATTCAAAACAAATTCACGATAATGTGTTTTATCTTCACATGTTGGATTTACTGGATAGTTGAAACTCATTGTATGTAAATAATGCCATAAAGATGGTCCCCATACAGATACTAACATACCGTCATTACTCGAATAATCTTTTCTTGTATATACTTTTTTCGATGGTAGTTTTTTTTTAGTTTTTCTTAATTCTCTTGATTTCATATTAAAATTATCACTATTCTACATTATATTGATAATTTATTTGTTTACTAAATTTCTATTCAGAAGTAACGGATTGAACGAATTGTTCAAGCGCAGATTTTGTTATTTTTGCATCAAAATCATAACGCTTGTCATCTTTGATAATGACGACTGTGGGGTATGATTCTATTTTATATTCTTTTATCATACTTGCTATTTGTGGGTCCTCGTCGTTTGTGCAATCGTTTCCTTCACGGCTACATTTTATCAAATAACCATTTACATTACTGTTATTATATTGGTCACAGAATGGATACCATTCAGGTAATGCTTTCTTACAATGAGGACACCAGTCTACGTGAAACATCATAACTTCAATTTCATTTTGTCGACTTCCATTATTTGCAACGTCCTTAAATTTTTTTGACTCGTTCAATTTATTTTTTGAATATTGATTGATAACAAAAAAACTTACTACAATAAAAAGTAGTAACACTAACACAATAATAATATAACGGGTATACGGTCTTATTTTTCCGCTAATATAATCTACTAGATTTGCCATTTTATATATTATACTAATATTTAATATTCAACAATATTTACGAATGTTTTCATTCGTTCTCTCCAAATGTTGACGCCTTTATCTATTAATTTTGTTCTTTCTTCCATACTTGATGTGGCTAAATAAATGTCATAAATAGTTGTATCTGGACAATCTAGTATAATTTCATTTTTTATAATAGGTCTTTCGTGTATCGAAACCTTAAGTATTAATTTTTTCAAAATTTTAAACATGTAATCAAACAATGTCGATTCGCTTGTCAATGGATATTCAATTTCTAGATTTTTTCCTATTCCAAAAATCTCATCTGGGCATTTACACGAAGAATAACAGTGTCTAATAGGGTAGTTACTACAAATGCCGCCATCAAAATATGTTTTGTTATCTTTTACAAAAGGTTGAAATAAAAAGGGTAAACAGCAAGAAGCGTAAGCAACATCCACTACTTTCCAATCGGGATGTGTTTTGTATGACATATCAATTAATTCAAGATTGTCTAATTCTGTGCAAAATAAGTGCAATTCTATTTTTGTAAATTCATATAACTCAATCATAGTTACATCTAGTGTCAAATCTTTAGCTTTAAATAGTGGTTCAAAAACGTCTTCAATTACTTTTTTATTCAACATTCCCATAGTATTAAATGAGTTTACTGCAGAATACATATCAATTTTGAAAACATTTTGCCACGGACGTTTAATTATATAGTCATCGAGAACATCCCAATCTATTTTTAGTGAAACTACTAGTCCAAAAATTGCACCTGCGGATGTACCATAAATAGTCTCAATATTATCAAAACTCCAAAATCCGGATTTATGACTATCTTTTAGTATTCCGTATTCTAAATATCCGACTGAGCCTCCTCCTGTTAAAACAATATGTTTAATTACTTTTTCTTCTGGGTTATCGGTATCCGTTTTTTTGTTTTCTTCGGGGTTCTCATTTTCATATTCATTATTCATTCAAAATAATCTTTATTTTATGTTGTTATTGTTATATTTTTATATTATATAGTGTATATAAAATATAAAAAATGTCATGTTTCCTTTATGTAAACGATGATGATAATGTAAAACATGTCAATATAGATAGTTTGTATGATAAAAAGCAAAAGCGAGATGTAAAACAGGTATCTATATTCAATAAAATATTGAATCGAATTAATACAAGAATAAGTGTTACTGGAAGAACAAAGAAGAATGATAAACATATTTGGTTTACTGTTCCAGAATACATATTTGGAGAACCTGTTTATGATAAGGGCGATTGTATTGCATATGTTGTTGCCAAATTAGAAGAAAATGGATTTTTTATAAGATATTTACATCCAAATACATTATTTATCTCTTGGGAAAACTGGATTCCGACATATGTTCGTAACGAATTGAAGAAAAAACGAGGAATCATTCTTGACGAGAAAGGTAATGTTTTAGAGGTTAAAGAAACAAAAGAAGATGACCCTAATTCTAGTATACTAAATGATAAATCGGCTGGTCCACAAAATGGAAAGAAAGACCAAAAACAATATACACCTATAGGTTCTTATAAACCAACCGGCAATTTAGTATATAATCCGGAAATGTTTGAAAAGTTGGAGAAAAAGGTGGTTTTTAATGTATAATATTATTTTCTATGTTTCAAGGTTCTCTTATTCTTTAATTTTTTTTTAGATATTTTTGTTTTATTACGTCTTCTACCTCCTTTACCTTTTATTTCAATTCCTTTTTTGGAATCTATTACTTCTGGAGGATTCGGTTGAAAATAATGTAATACGGTTTCTTTCATTTTGTTTATATTTGGTTTAGAATCGGGATTGGACCCGCAATCTTTATTCGCTTCTTCGACTGCTTTTCGAATTGCCGCTTTGAAGGTTCTCGCGAGTCCTCTGGTTTCTGTACTTGTCAGTATAGCATGTAACATGTGTTTTTTTAAGTGTATATCACCCTTCTCCGACATTTGTTTTAAAACTTCCGAAACACGTTTTTCTATTTTTTCCGTAACTTCAGTGTAAATCATTTTTCGAGAACTGTCATTATCTAATGCTTTTTCTACCGCTGTTTTTATAATATAAAATATTTTTTCATTCACAACTTCTGGACTCGTATCTAAACGATACCAGTTAAGGATTTCGTCCATTTTGGTCGGGGTCGCTCCTCCAGACATTCTATCCGATTTCAACTTTCCAACTAAAATGTCAAAGGCTCTATTTGTATTTGTACCAACACCATCTTCACATTTGAATGATTCCATTGCCTCTGATAAAATTGGGTCAAGTTCCTTATTATCGTCTTCTAACATACTTCTAACAAGAGAATGTTGAACATGATAGTCTTCCACAATGCTTGTTTGTATTTGAGAAAAAATTATTTTTACAATAAAATCTTCTAATTGCTCTTTGTTAATTTTATTCTTTCCCAAGTCGTCTAAAAAAATTTTCAAACTTTCATCAAACGACTTCTTTATTTCACCTTTTTTGTTTGCGTCAGTAACAATTTTACAGTACTCTTGTAATACTGCATTCTTTTTTTCACCAACTGATACATTATCAGAACTTGCGGCCTTTACTCCTGAAGTTGCCGCACTAATTGAACTACTTGCTTTACCCGCAAGACCTTTTGCTGCGTCAGCAAATCCACTTAATCCTTTTGGTAACATAGAATCCATTTAATTATAATATTTGAGTTATAGTATAATTAGATAAAAAATTGATTTTGTAGTGAAACAAACTTCTAGAATTATATATTCATAAATATGATGACTAAAACCATTTTCAACGATTTAAAAACACCAATAATTAAATTCAAACCAAAAAAATATAAACAAGAAGTTACGAACTATATAGATTCAAAAATTATGGAGCCTCCTATGTATAATTTGAAAACTGATTCGTTATTAACATCACAATTATCAACACAAAAAACTAAAAAGAAGAAGGTCAATATGTCACAAAGTAATAAATCTAAACTTTGGGATATCTTCGATGTTGATAAAAAAGAACTTGGAATTGAAAATACCAAAAAAGACAACATAGAATGTGTATACGAACAAAAAAAAGAAAGTGATTTGTGTAATTTGTGTAATTCAACCCTTATAATAATGGAGGACGGATTTCCAACTTGTACAAATGCTTCTTGTGGCGTAATATACAAGAATACATTAGATTACTCTCCTGAATGGAGATTTTATGGTGCAGATGATAAAAATTCAAATGACCCAACCCGATGTGGAAACCCCATCAATCCTTTGCTCGTAGAATCTTCTTATGGTTGTAAAATTTTATGTAGTATGAAATCCTCTTATGAAATGAAAAAAATTCGAAAATGGACCGAATGGCAGTCAATGCCTCATAAAGAAAAATCATTGTATGAAGAATTTCAATTTATTACCATTATGGCACAAAATTCTGGAATACCAAAAATATTTATTGATGATGCCATGGTAATTCACAAAGATATTTCAGAGCAAAAAATGTTTCGCGGTGTGAATAGAGACGGAATTAAAGCAGCCTCTATTTACATTTCATGTAGGTTGAATGGGTGTCCAAGAACTGCTCATGAAATTTCGGAAATTTTTCGGTTGGATAAAGCGAGTGCAACAAATGGCTGTTCGACTGCTGTAAACATTCTTAATAACATTGAAAGAAATATTGAACCATCAAGACAAACTGACTTATTGACTACTACACCATCCTCTTTTATTGAGCGTTATTGTAGTAAGTTGAACATAAATAGCGAACTTACAATGGTTGCTAGATTTATAGCTAACAAAGTAGTGAATCAAAACACTATACTTGATAATACACCTCATGCTGTTGCTGCCGGAATTGTATTCTTTATTTCACAAAACTGTAATCTTAATATATCAAAATTTGATATAAAACAAATTTGTGGTGTTAGTGAAGTAACTATCAATAAGTGTTTCAAAAAGTTAGAAAATTTGAAGGACACTTTGATTCCATCTTGTATTTTGGAAAAATATAATTAATTTATCGCTGAAAGAAATTAAACAGTTCTAACAATGATATAAGAACATAAATCGAATAATATCAACTTATGTCTCTTGAAACATATTTCGAACGTCTTGAAAATTTAACTAAATACAATAAAAATAATAAAATATTATTAGATGTTGAAAAAACATGTGGATATGGTGAATTTTTATTTGTTTTCAAGAAAGATACGTTGACTGAAATTTCAAATACTATTTCCAAGCTTATGGAGTTTGAAACAAAACGACTTTTCGTTAAGGACGAGAATGGAAATGAACTAGAACTACCATTAACTAGCGACGAAACTATTCGAGAATACATATTAAGAAATTCACAATTTTTTAAACCGGTTTACCCCATTCCCGCAATCGTTGTTTATAAAATATATTATGATGATGGATACAAACATGACCATGAACATGAACATAATTGATTTATAATTAATTTATAATTGTGTAAAAAATATAAATACATTATTTATTATATTATAATGACTAATATTATAATGACAAAACCAACCTACAAATCTAGAACGAGACAACATTATTCACCGACACCACCCCCACCAAGACCTAATTTATCTAAAAACACAGAAACTTCTCATGTTTCAACAAATCCAGGATTTTTTGGTACTTTGATACAAGGTTATGCTTTAGGAATGGGCTCTTCTTTAGGACATCGCACAGTAGATAAAATATTCAGTTCTAGTACTCCTGATATTTCACCAAGTAACCCTTCAATAAATTCAGATGATAAATGTTCAAAATTATTAGATTTATATAACAATTGTATGAAAAATCAAAACGAAGACTGTAATGATTACTATAATCATTTTGTCCAATGTTCTAACAATAAATAATAAACAGAAGGTTATAGCATGAGAATGTAGACAGCTTCTCTACTTACGAATCAAAATATTATTGATATTAAACTATAAACAATAATTTCAATAAACAATAATTTCAATAAAATTAATTTAGAAAAAATGCATTTGAAACGCCAAAAGTGTAAAAAAAAAATATAAGTTATAATATATTTGAATGTCAGAGACTGACGAACAAGAGATATTGTCAAATGAAAACATTACTATAGAAGTTGCCGAGGAACCAGTAGTTGAGGAGCCCGTTGCACAGGAACCAGTCGCTGAGGAACCTGTTGTTGCTCAAGAACCAGTTGCCGAAGAACCAGTTGCACAGGAACCAGTCGCTGAGGAACCAGTTGTGGAAGAACCAGTCGTACAGGAACCAGTGGTAGAGGAACCAGTTGCAGAAGAACCCGTTGCCGAAGAACCCGTTGCCGAAGAACCAGTAGTGGAGGAACCAGTTGCACAGGAACCAGTCGCTGAGGAACCAGTTGTTACTGAGGAACCAGTTGTTACTGAAGAACCAGTTGCTGAGGAACCAGTCGTGGAGGAGCCAGTCGCTGAAGAACCAGTTGTAGCTGAGGAACCTGTAGCTGAGGAACCAGTCGCTGAGGAACCTGTAGCTGAGGAACCAGTCGCTGAGGAACCAGTTGTTACCGAAGAACCAGTTGTTACCGAAGAACCAGTTGTTGCTCAAGAACCAGTTGTTAACGAAGAACCAGT